GCAGGATTGAGTTGTGTGTACCATGACCGAGACAATCAGAAACATTCAGGAGAATACCTGTTCACGTTGGACTGGGCCCAGGGAGATTATTCAGAATTGCGCTATGGCTATGCCGAGACTCCTGACAATCACAAATGTGGTCATGTCATCAAACTGGAGTCAGGTCATTTTGCCATACAACCCAACAACAGAATGCGTTTCTTTGACCCCAGCTTCACAGTGAAGAAAGACCTGGTGGTGCAACGGTTAATCAATCATCAGGTGTATCGTGTGGAAAATCACCCCAAGTACACCACAGAAGATAGCAATCGCTTCTACTACGACATCATCTCAGATGCAACCCATTAGACAAACAAAAAAAGGAAATCCAGAAAAATACGGATTGTATGCTCATGACATTTGTGTTCGGAGCATGACAGAGCGCAATTCTGTTCCTGTTGTGAAACCAGGCACCTCGTCACCAGTGCAGTATCTGGTGGAAAACACCACAGACAACCAGAAACAACTTCAACATTTTTTCACCTTGATGCAAGGAACCAAAGAAGAAATTAAAAATGCTTTGAGCATCACAGTCGCGGCCACACCACACTCTTTTCGTATGGGTGACATTGGCAAGCCCACGAAACTAGGGGACAAGGTGACATTCAACTTGCAATCAGTACACATGGTGAAAGGGGCACCACAACAATCCATGAATCTCATGGGATTTCAAAATGTGCCATGTGCTGTGTTCACTGATGCGGCATTGTTACGAAAAACCATGTTGAACAACTTCAAAACCAAAGTATCAGAAACACAGTTTCCTGAATTCTATTATTCTGTTGAACAATATTTGTTGAAAGATGATGCATCCAAGGTCACCTGGCAAAAACTTGTGCCAGCTTCAGCCAAAGCTGAGTTTGGTAAATATCTAGGTGAATTGTTAATTGGTATTTCCGTGATGGAAAAGGCCAGTAACATCACAGGAACCAATCCCTTCATGGGAAAACGCATCAAACAATTTGCTGTCCCTTTGGATGATGCCTTCCCCACAATTGATAGTTTTTTCATCACCACAACCCATGAGTACATCCCTATTAGTAGTAAGGCGGGTGCAGGAGCTGCAGCCAGCTTCTTCACAGGAATTTTTTCAACCATCATGAAAAATCCAAGTGTCCTGGGCAACGGTAACAGCTATTTGAAAACCATTTACAATCATGCCATTGACATGGGCATGAAAACTGATGCCTCGGTGAAATCAAAACAATTGGTATATGAAATAGGCGTCAGAAAAATTTTAGGAATTTCTGAAACTGTGATTTCTGACACATATGAAGTGTATGAAGAATTCAAAAAACCAGGACATGGTAAATACACCAATGTAGGCGTGCAACAGGTCTACAACAAGTTGGTGGAAAAAATTAAACAGGAAAAAGATACCACAGCAGAGCGAAGCATTGACGCATCTGCCACGGTGTTTTTCTGTAAGTTGATTGCACGCAATTTAAGTGATGATACTGCAAGTATGAACATCATGAAAAACATTTTAGGTGGTAAAAATTACTTTCAAGCCAACTTGAATACCACCAAACTGGACAAAGGTGAAATATCCTTTAACATTGTGAAATCAGGTGAATCTGTTTTGGAGTTGACAGGTACCAAATCACCATATACTGACATCACTGCAGCAAACGGTCTCATCAATTATAAATTGACAGCAAAATAACACTTGACAAACAACTGATGTTGTAGTATATTTCCACTGTACCTTTTCAGGAGGGTGTATGCGAACCTGTGCTCGATGCAAGTGTTTCATTCCACAATCCCGGCTAGATGTGTTGCCTGACACTCAGACCTGTGTCACTTGTTCTGGTGTGCAGAAATATGTGGGTGCCATGGTGTATGACCACAAGACAGCAGGCCGTTTGGAATTTGTCCGTCCAGAAAACAAGCAGGCACTTCATACTTTAACTCGTTTTGTGAATCGAGGAAGATAAATGAATATTGTAGTAACTGAATTAGCATTGTCAGAACTTCGTCATGCCAAGGAGCATGATGTGCAGTACGTTCGTATAGGTGTGTTGCCTGGCGGATGTTCTGGATTCAAATACACGTTGCAACTGGAAGATGCCACCACAGAAGGTGACATGGTGGTGGATGTGGCAGATGACATCAAGTTTCTGGTGGATCCTTTCAGCATTCAATATCTGGATGGGTTGAATCTGGACTACATATCTACGTTGGAAGCTTCAGGCTTCAAGTTCAGTAACCCTAATGCAACTGGCGGCTGTGGGTGTGGGAGCAGCTTCAGCGCCTAAGGATAAATTATGATTCGTCATGCAGATATTGTGGTGGATTTACAAGCAGGTGACACAGGCAAAGGCAAAGTATCTCATTGGCTGGCCAAGACCTACAAGTATGATGCTGTGCTCCGATACAATGGCGGAGCCAATGCAGGTCATACCATCTATCATAACGGACAGAAAGTGGTCACACACCAGGTGCCTGTGGGTGTGTTCCACGGTGTTCCCAGCATCATTGGCATAGGATGTGTGGTGAATCTTCCCAAACTCCGAGATGAAATTGAGATGTTGGAAAACTTGGGATTCAAAGCACCCATCATGATTGATGCTCGCTGCCATGTCACCTTGGAGAAACATCTGAAAGAAGATGGCAAAGACACCAAGATTGGCACCACCAAGCAAGGAATTGGCCCCACCTATCGTGACAAGTATGCCCGAACAGGTACCAGAATCAAAGAAGTGTTGAAATACAACAGCTGGGATTTGCCTTATGACATGGTGGACACCTACAGCTATTTTCATGGTGATAATCGTGAGATGACGGTGTTGTGTGAAGGTGCACAAGGATTCCAGATTGACATTGATTGGGGTGATTATCCCTATGTCACCAGTTCACATTGCACCTCAGGTGCTGTGGCATTGAATGGTGTACCTCCCAGAACCTGGAGGAACGTGTATGGCATCATGAAGGCGTACGAAACCTATTCAGGCTTCAAGACATTCAATGACAAGGGTGACCAGGATGTTCTGGACCAGATACAAGTGGCAGGTGAAGAATTTGGTGCCACTACTGGCAGAAAGCGCCAGGTGCGTTGGATGCATCTTGACGGCGTGATTCAAGCCATGTATATTAATGATGTCACAGACCTCATCATCAACAAAGTGGATGTGATGCAACAAGTAGGGAAGTTTGGTGTGGTGTTTCGTGGCATCCGCCATATGTTTGACACGGTGTCCGCATTCAAGCAATTTGTGGAAGACACCATCAAGTGGCATTATCGTTCAGAATTGAATACAATAATATGGTCCACCACTCCGGAGGGAGTATGAGAATTCTAGTGATGGGACTACCTGGGTCAGGCAAGTCCACGTTGGCAAAGGTGTTGGCAGACAAGTTGAATGCTGTTTACTTGAATGCAGATGATGTTCGCAAACAATACAATGATTGGGATTTCACAGAAGAAGGGAGAGTTCGCCAAGCCCAACGCATGGCAGACCTGGCTTGGGTGGCAGAAGATTACCAGAAGCATGTGGTGGCAGACTTTGTGTGTCCCACAGAACAAACTCGCCGGCGTTTTTCTGCTGACTTTGTGGTGTTCATGAACACCATTCAAGAAGGACGATTTGAGGACACCAACAAGGTGTTTGAATGCCCCCTATATCCTGATTATGAAGTTACCGCATGGGGAGATGTGGAACAACAGGTCAAGGACATCATGTGGAGAATCAACATGGGTGTGGCATTTCAATCCCAGAAGCCTACAGGATTGATGATTGGCAGATTCCAACCTTTTCATGATGGGCATAAAAAGTTATTTGAAAAGATTTTGGAAAAGCAGGGACAAGTGATGATTATGGTTCGTGATACTTATGGGTTGGATGAAAAGAATCCATTCCAGTATGCAGATGTGGTGAGAGGTATCAATGAAGCCCTTCAGGAATATCATAATAAATATATCGTCATTCAAGCACCCAACATCTGCGGTGTCTACTATGGGAGGGACGTGGGATATGAAGTGGAAAGAATTCACCTGGATGCGGAAACTGAGAGCATTTCTGCGACTGATATTAGGAAAAAGATGGCTCAGTAACCGAGTGTTGTTTGCCAAGGCAGTCATCTATCGCTTTTTTTCTGTGATTGTGACATTTCTGATTTCTTTTGCTGTGACAGGAAGCCTACAACTCAGCTTGGGAATTTCAGCCTTGGATTTCATTGGCAAAACATTTCTGTACTTTGTTTTTGATGTCAGTTGGAACAATTTTATGAAGAAGATGTAATGTATTGCATCATTTCTTTACCCAGAACTGCTTCCACCAATCTATGGCATCTTATTCAAGCTCCATTGGTGCTGCAGGATGTAAAATATCGTGCATTATCCTCGCACTCTATGTTCAATCCACGATATAACACACCGGAACAGATTGAAAAGAAATACCATGATATAATGCAAGGTGATTTTATTACGTTGTTCAAAGTTATATCCAATCAAAATTTTTCCATGGTGGAAAGTATCATTGAAACAAAAAGATTCAAAACAATTTTTTTGAAACCCAAAGATGTCAGAAAACAAGTGTTGAAAGCTCTTGTGGCCAAGAAAACTGATTCTTTTGCCAACAAAGAAGCCAGAAATCCCTATGTGGGAACATTAGTGGTCACAGAAGGTGAGATTGCTGAAAGATTGACATTTTACAGAAAGCACATGGAGTTTGAACATCAATGTGATTATTCTTTTTTTGATGAAGATGTGTTGTTACGTCCAGAATATGTTTTGGAAACATTACATCTGCCATATGTGAAAAGTAGATATAAGTATCACCCTCCCAAGTATTCAGATGAAGAAATGTTACAAGATGTAAATGATTTCAACCATAAATTCGAGAGTTTATATGAACGATAAAGAAGATGCGTTTGTAAAGAAAGAACAAATGTGTGAGTACAGTGGATTACCGAACACAGATACATATAAATCAGCAAATGAATTAACTGCATTTTCACAGGAGATAGGATTATATGATGCACCCAAACGAAGTGAAGTTGACATCACAGAATTTCCCAGAGTGGATGAAGATGGCTACAGAATTGAGTGGACAGCATGTTGAGGCTCTGAAAGAACAAGCCACCCGTCAAGGAGTGAATCATGCCACATCCGCATAAGAACCGCCCACGCCGTGGCCGTAGAAAAATTGGTAGCAAAAAAAGAAAAGCCAGGTCAAATCGCCATAAGAGATGAACATCACAGAACATAGAATAGGTGTTTTTCTATCTGGTGGCATGGATAGTGCATTGCTTTTATATCTTGTGGCCCAACAAACACCATCATGTATTCAAACTTTCACAGTTCCGAAGCATGATGGTGCCGCCACTTATGTACAACCCATCATTGATTGGGTGACCAGTAAAACTGAATGTTGTATTCACACACCCATCATACTAGGTGACCCTGACCTGCCACATCAGCGTATTCTAGGTGATGCCATAAATCGGGTGATTCGACATAATCTATGTGATTATTTTTACATTGGTGATAATAGTTATCCAGAACATGAACTACCTGATGGGCCAAAAAGAATTAAAATGTCCAGTGAAAAAGCCAGATATCCATTTTTTCATATGACGAAAATTGACATTCTTAAATTGTATCTGAAACATGATATCATGGATTTGTTACCATTAACTCATACTTGCACCGAACAATCCTTGGGACGTTGTGGTAGATGTTGGCAGTGTCGAGAACGCGCCTGGGCTTTTGAAAAATGTGATATTCAGGACTTGACATCCACGTAACAAAGTGTTATATTACAGTATGACTTCAAGTGAGGTGTTATGCCACATCAAGTTGGGTACTGCTGTATCAATCTGACACTGGGCAAACAGAAAATCACCACAGGCAGGACGTTACGTCAGGCTTCGTTCCGTCAGGACACAAAACTGGAACGGACGTCCTTGCTTACTTTGCAGAATGCCCAAGACCTGGTGACCATTCTGAAATGGAATGTTACCAACAACATTCGTGTGTTTCGGATTGGCAGCAACATCTTTCCTTGGTTTGAAGAATATCATGAAACAGACCTGCCAGATTATCAGCAGATCCTGTTGGCATTGCGTGAGGCAGGTGAAATCATCATGGCAAGTGGTATGCGTGTGAGTTTTCATCCTGACCATTTTGTGAAACTGGCATCCAACAAGCCTTTGGTGTTGCAACGCAGCATCAAGAATTTACATCATCACAACTTACTGTACCAGATGATGGGAATTCCTGGTGGTCATTATTATCCCTTGAACATTCATGTAGGCATGAACTATTCGCAGGATGTGGCGAGCAAGTTTTGTGAACAATTTCAGAACTTGAACACTTCCACACAACAGCGGTTGGTGGTGGAGAATGATGACAAGGCCAATTCCTTCTCAGTGAAGCAGTTGTATCAGGACATCTATACTCATATCAAAACACCCATCACATTTGATTATTTTCATCACACATTTCACACTGATGGGTTGTCCTCACAACAGGCAGCTGAACTGGCAGCATCCACATGGGACACCACGCCTTTGTTTCATTACAGTGAAAGCAGGAATCTGAATGAAAATGTAGGTGGCAATCCTCGCGCACATTCTGATTACACTTTCTGCAAGATTGATGATTTCGGTCTAAATATAGATGTTGATTTGGAGGCCAAGGGCAAAGAGTTGGCCTATTTCAAATACCTGGAGGTAGCATGACACAACGCTGGTATCGCATCAGCAAAGAAGGAAGATTGGGAGGAGTATGTGCAGGGTTGAGTGAAATGTTGAACGTAGATGTGACTCTGATTCGTTTCTTGTGGTTCATATCCATCTGGTCACCCCTTCCTGCTGTGGTGGGATATGTTATAGCATGGTTAATTGTACCTGACAAGGAGAACATACATGCTAACACTGGCACTAACACTACAACTTCTGGCACCACCGGTAATAAAGAATTTCTTGCCGGGTAAAATATTACGGGACACCACTCGTAATTACATTGTGATACACAATGATGGAGCTGGATTGAATGCACGATCCACACGGTATGTGTTGCAAAGAAGAAGATTGGCATACCATTATTTCATTGCCCGAGATGGTGTGATACATCAATGGAAGGATTTGAAATATGTGGCATTTCATGCGGGTGTGAGTTTATGGCAAGGTATACGAGATTGGAATGATTTTAGTATTGGTATTTGTTTGCAAGGCACCAATCTGTTGGGATACACAGATGCACAATATCAAGCCTTGACATTGTTGAAGAATTACATTAATATGCGGTATCCGGATAGTCGGGACAAACCCATCCTGGGTCATTCCGACATTGCCTATCCTAAGAAACGTAAAAAAGACCCAGGTGAACACTTTGAATTATGGAGATTGTATGACGCCTTTACCTACGACACCAGCCGACAAGCTAAAACTCCTTGATGCGCTCAAGGAAATTTCTTCCAGCATGACTCGCATGGAAGCAGAACGTGATTTGATTAAGAATGTGAAGAAGGATGTGTGTGATGATTTACAACTGAACCGTAAGGTGTTGAACAAGTTGGCCAAGACCTATCACAAGGGTAATTACAATGAAGAGGTGGAGCTACACAAGGATTTTGAATCTTTGTATGAAACGGTAACCAAGAAGGTGTAATCATGACGGCGAAGCTGGATTTCGATGATGTGTTGATTGTCCCACAATTCTCTGACATCACTTCACGACAACAAGTAAAAGTGGAAACCAACATCCAAGGCAAATGGGGCGCCAGAATTTCTGGTGTTCCCATCATTGCTGCCAACATGGATGGTGTGGGAACCTTCAGCATGCATCATGCTTTGAAGAAATTCAATGCCTTCACAGCCATTACTAAACATCATACACTGGCAGATTGGGTGCATCAACATGATGTCAGCCATGCTTTCATCACTATAGGAATGAATGATGATGAAATGGAGATGGCCTTTGATGTTGTGAAGGCATGGAAGAACAAAATTGATGGCTTCACCCCTAAAATTGTCATTGATGTGGCAAATGGATACATGAATTCCTTCTATGATTTCATTTCCAAGGTGAGAAATTACATTCCTGATGCCTTCATCATGGCAGGAACCGTGGTGACACCTGAAGCAGTTGAACGGTGCATCATGTCCGGTGCTGATTTAGCCCGTGTGGGCATCGGGACCGGCGCTGTTTGCACCACTCGACGTGTAACAGGTGTGGGTTATCCACAATTTTCCGCCTTGCAAGAGTGTGTTCCTGCCGCAGAATCAGTGGGAGGTGGTGTGCAAAGTGATGGAGGATGTGTTTTTCCCGGAGATTTTTCAAAAGCTTTGGCTGCAGGCGCTAAAATGGTGATGGCCGGCAGTGTTTTTGCGGGTCATGATGAGTCAGAACAAGAAATTCGTGATGGAAAGGTGACTTTTTACGGGATGAGCAGTCATGCAGCCCAACAACGTCACAACCAAGTGAAAAATTATCGTGCTTCTGAGGGAAGAGTGGTGCAAATTCCTTACAAAGGCTTGGTGGAACACACCATGTCTGACATTTTAGGTGGAATTCGTTCAACTTGTGCCTATGTAGGGGCACTAAATATTTCTGAATTGACACAAAAAGCAAAATTCATTCAAGTTAACAACGTCCTTAACCGCTCTTTAGAGCAATACACGGTGTGATAATGAAAATTCTAGACAAAATCGTAGACTTCTTGTTAAAAAAATTAATGGCCTATAAAACCAAAAGAAAATTACAAGATTTGAAGAAACGGGACCCATTCATCTACAACTGATTATGATAAAACACTTGATAACTGGAGGTTGTAGTTTTAGTACCTTCACAGATGATACCAACTGGAAGGGATATTTAACACAATATCTCCAAAAAGTGAATCCGACTATGAGTTACAACCATACTGGTTACAATAGTCAAGGGCAAGAATTGATTCAGAAGAAGGTGATGTTAGCAATAACTGAAGCATTGAATGCTGGGTATAAATCAGATGAAATTTTAGTGGCAGTTATGTGGAGCGGGACGTTTCGCAAGGCATGGTACATTGACAACTCAAAAATCATAGAAAGAATGGTGAAACTCTGGCCTAATTTCAAGGGAGGAATGTGCAATCAATTCCTCGACCTAAAAAATCAAGGACCAGAGATTCCTGCATATTTTAAAACTGCATATGGCGATGATTTTGTGTATAACCCAGACGGAGGGTGGTATTATACCGTCAATGGGAGCGATTGCCAGATGGAATTTGTGCAGCAACATTATGACTTAGATGGGTGGATGAATTCGGGCGTGGGAAAGGTTCATATTTCTCTAGAAAACATTGTCATGCTACAGAATTTTTGTAAGTTGCATGGAATACAGCTTGTAAATCAGTTTTTCATGGACCATGTATATCAAGATTTTGTAGACAACCAACAGCATCAAATTATAGGTTACTTATTTCAGCAATTAGACAAGAACATGATAACCGAAGGAATGTTTGAATACCTGCATAAGTATTTGTCAGTTAGTAGACAAGGCGCAGGTGAACTAACCCACGATGAGAGAAAAAAATTGGACGCAGGTAGAGATATCTTTAATAAAGATGGGTTTCATCCCGGAGCTATCGGAGCTAAGTTATGGTGTGAAGATGTCCTTATACCATTCTTGGAAAAACAATTATGATGCCAACTAAAGTTTTGATACCCTCTGCAAGGGTCATTGCATGGATGAACGCTTTACGCCATCATACAGGCGAAACTCAATACAGAATACTAGAAAATTTTTGGGAAAGCCAAATTAAGAGTAAAGCTTGGATAATAACCATGTTGAAAGAACTGAATATTACCAGCGGCGGAGATGCTTATGTTTTTGGCGGCTGGTATGGTGTCATGGCGTCCATGTTAGCTGATAACTGTGGATTCAGAAAGGTGTACAGCATAGATGCAGACTGTTCATGCAAGATATTTGGTGAAGAACTAGACCAACAAGAAACAAGTCTAAAGATAGAATTTGTTACATCGGCCATGGAAGATTTTACTTTTGATAATTACACCAATACTGAGAAGAGCTATGGGTTACATTATGGGTTACATAAGGTCTTTGTGTATTCTTCTCCTAGACTGATAATAAATACTAGTGTTGAGCATATAGCCACTGATGTTTTTAATCGGTGGTTGAGCAATGTTCCAGATGATGTTCCAATAGTGCTGCAGGGTAATAATTTAGATATTCCTGAGCATGTGCGCATTGCAACGAGTCTAGAAGATTTCAAAAAACAAAATCCTTTGCAAAAAATACTTTGGGAAGGAGAACTAGATTGCGAAACTTTCACACGATATATGATTATAGGGTATAAAAATGAAGCTGCCGATATATGATGAAAAATTCTTTGATTCTTCCAACAATGTGCCCAGGTTTCAAGAAACACAAAGAGTATTGAATGAGGTGAGTGATAGTATGTGTCTTGCAAAGTGGAGTCAGGTAACTTTGCATCTAGGCACAGGGACTTCACATAGTTGCCACCATCCTCCTCCACATAAAATTGAAGTTGAAGAAATCAAGAACAATCCAAAGGCTCTACACAATACAAGCTATAAAAAGAGCCAAAGAAAATTGATGCTTGAAGGTAAACGCCCTAAAGAATGTGATTATTGCTGGCGTGCTGAAGATTCAAGTAAAAACAGCAATGAAGGCACAATTTTCAGTGACCGCGTAACCAAAAGTGCAGAAACTTGGTCATTGCCCTACTTAGAAAAAATTAAAGAAGCAGGGTATACAGGAGACATCAATCCCACATATCTGGAAGTAGACTTTGATACCACGTGCAATTTCAAATGTGCCTATTGCACGCCGTCATATTCAACAACCTGGCAGCAAGAAATAAAACAGCATGGGCCCTATAAGCTCACACATAATATTCTTCATGACCTAGAATGGTTAAAGGAGAATAGAATTCTTCCTATTCCTCAATCAGAAGAAAATCCCTATATTGACGCATTTTGGGAATGGTGGCCTGAATTAATCAAGAGCTTGAAAGTATTCAGAATCACAGGAGGAGAACCTCTATTGTCTAAGCACACCTTCCGTGTTCTAGATTACATTATAGAGAATCCACAACCCGAGCTGGAATTGGATATCAATAGCAACTTAGGTGCGCCTGATGAGGTTATTAATAAATTCATTGAGAAGATGAAGATTATTCAGGACAAACAGGCCGTTAAAGTGTTTAAAGTGTACACTAGTAACGAAGCCCATGGCAAACAATCCGAGTATGTACGTTTCGGTATTAATTATAAGAAGTGGATAAGCAACTGTCATCGTGTATTAGGTGAGATTCCTAATAGCCATTTAACCATTATGGCTGCTTTTAACATTTTTAGTTTACCATCATTTAAAAAAATGATGGAAGATATTGTTGTGATGAAGCATCGCTATACTATTCAACCGATTCGAAAGCATCCAGTATCATTGGATATAGCATATGTCAGATGGCCTGAACATTTAGCTCCGTGGATATTACCTGCATCATTCCTTCGGTACATTGAAGATATTGTGTCATATGGGTACCTGAATCTACATCAATTAAACTGGCCACCTCTTTGTGGCAAGGGATTTTTTGATTATGAGATGAACAGGATGGAGCGTCTTTATTATGTTGTCCGTGATGAGATGAAAAACATTGATAACAAGAAAAGAAATTTGTTGCGTAAACAATTTGCAGAATATGTATTGGAATACGACAAGAGAAGAGGAACAAATTTCTCAGAAACTTTCCCAGAATACAGAGAATTTTTTGAAGAGTGTATGATATTAATAAATGACGTGCATAATACTTTTCTATACGAGGATTAAATGTCTGAAGCATCTAACGAACTAGTTAACTGGAGGGAGAAACACCTAAATAGCATCAGTCCTAGTTTCTGTGCGGCTAAATGGTATAATGCTAGTTTACATTTAGGGCATGGATACACTAGTTCCTGCCATTTACCTTTACCCCACCCAGTAGACCTAGTACAAATTCAACAAAATCCATCAGCACTACACAACACAGAGCATAAAAAGAAAGCTCGGCAAATGATGTTGAGTGGTGTGCGCCCTGCTGAATGTTCCTATTGTTGGAAAATCGAGGACATCGGAAGAGGTAATGTTTCCGACCGAGTGTATAAGAGTCAAATTTACAAAGAAGAAGATATTGCTAAGCTGCGTGATGTAAATTGGCAAGATGACGTACTGTTAAAAACTGTTGAGATAAGTTTTGATAGAACCTGTAATTTTGCATGTAGTTATTGCAATGCTGGATATAGTACAACGTGGGCTAAGGACATTGCTAAAAACGGAGCATATCAAAACTTCACATCTGAAGGTGGGGGCTCTTATCAAGCAGACGGGTCTTGGGCTGAGCCATATGGAAAAAACTCAGAAAATAATCCTTATGTAGAGGCATTCCTTCGATGGTGGCCTGAACTCTCACAAAGTTTGGAAGAATTGCGTGTCACAGGGGGTGAAGCATCCGTCAGTCATAACTTTTGGAAATTCATAGATGTCATGAAGCAGCATCCTTCACCTAACATGAGATTTGCTGTGAATTCCAACTTAGGTATGGACCGTGAGTTGTTGGAAAAAGTTGTGGCATTGACACATGAACTTCCCATCAAGGAATTCGACTTGTACACAAGCAATGAGTCGTTCGGACCCCATGCCGAATATATCCGTGATGGATTGATTTATGAAAAATGGCGCGATAATTTAGTATTCTTCATTGAAAATGCCAAATTCCGTGCAGTAACAATCATGATGACCATCAACAGCCTATGTTTGTTTAGCATTACTGATTTCTTGGATGATATGATAGTGCTAAAACAGAAATATGGCTGGCATAAGCCCCACGTGGATTTGAACATCCTTCGTTGGCCTGGATTCATGAGTCCATTAGCACTACCTGACCACCTAAAAAATGAAGTTCGTGAAAAATTGAAGTGGTGGTATGACACTAATAGACATTCACCCCTATTCAACGATGGTGAAAAAGCCCAGATTGAACGATTGATTGATTATATTGAAGTTGTGAACAAAGGGCATAATAGTGTAAGTGATGACAAGAATGCCTTGCATCATGACTTCAAGAGTTTCTATACTCAGTATGATATAAGGAGAAAAAAAGATTTTAGAAGCACTTTTCCACCCTCTGTTGTTCAATGGTATGACAGCTTACAGACTAGAAAATATTTTCACATCATTGATACATTGATTGACGGGTCCATCAAACACTATGAACCTGGGGTATATAATTCTCAATGAGATTCTTTGCATTTGGGTGTAGTTTCACTAGGTGGGCTTTTCCTACATGGGCAGATTACTTAGCTGTGGGTTTAAATTCGAAAGAATACTATAATTATGCTAAGGAAGGAGCATCTAACCAGTACATCTTGTACATGCTCGGTGAAGCTTTGGAAAACCAAAAAATCACTGAGAATGATTATGTAGCAGTGATGTTCACCACACATGCTCGTTATTCTTTTTATAAACCTGATAGTGGATGGATCACAAATGGAGATGTGCTAAATGGATATCCAAGAGGTGATGAATGTCATCCATTATACCAAGAAAAGTACAAGTATCTAGATGAACATTTTTGGTCACCAGAGTTTGGACTTCAGCAATCTTGGCATAGTGCTTTCATTGTTAAAAAACTGCTGGAAACTCTTAATATAAAGCATACTCTGTTGCAAGGGCCCGCAAATTCTGAAATTTTTTATAACCGCATCACAGACCAACAACTAGCCTTAATGTATGAGAATAAATTCAACGCCATTGTTAATTATCCTGAAAATTTAGAATTATTTCAAGCCCAGCATAAGAATAATGTTCGAATATCCTGGAAAGGAGGGTCAGAAAATGATGGCCATCCGACCACAGAAATACATTTTGATTATTTTAAGCGTAAGTTTCCACAATACAATAACGATACTGTGAATAGATACTACCAAGAAATAGTAGATAATATGACTCTGGAAACACAGAGAGAAACATCTCAGATATGTAACAGCATTCAAAGAAAATATGTGCCTAAAGTTGAATGGATGAGTTCATAAGCTTAATAAACCCATGACATACACGATTCCTTTTTTACATGATTATGTGTTCCCAAATTTAGTATTACCCAATGCAATAATAAATGAGTTGGGTATTATCAATTACATACACACCATGTACACGAATAGAATACAAAAGAATTCTTTTTTCGATTTCGGTAGTCAAGAAAACTTTTTGAATGGCAGTTCTTTTGGTAATCTTTCTAAAGTATTTGACTATGAACTAGGAAACTTCCCTAATAGCCAAGGATATGAAACCCACTTGCACTCAGGTGCCTATAGGCATATTTTAAACGGTGTCGAAGAATCGGTATACTTTGGTAAGAAAATGTATCCAAAGTATATTTACCCCATCCTTGTATCTCCACACTTTGATGAATTTACAGGTGTCAACGTTCAAAATTACCCAAAATTAAACGGTGAGTATTTCTGGAAGCATATTTCAGCGGAAGTGTTAGATGATGCTAGAAAAGGCACGGCTATAATTTTATTAGATTTTGGTCAAGAAAATTATGTTGAAAAAGAGAGCTATCATCGACTACATGAATGCCTAAGATATAGCAGAATACCTAAGGAAAATATTATATTGGCATTTAATAGTTTCAATTCGAAACAGATATATGAAATGTGGTTTCCTGAAGAAGAAAGACGGTTAGAAGTACATAACTGGCCAGGTGTTGTTGCCAACACCTCGTTTCATTTTAATTCGATGATAGAACATAAAGACCCCTCTTGTGTTCTTGAACAAGATTTCATAGAATCAAGGAACACACCAAGACCTAATAAATTTCTTTTCAAGATTCGCAGGCCCCGAGGGCACAGAATGGCATTGCTATTTTATATGGCATCTGAAAATCTTCTAGACCTAGGGGATTGGTCTTGTTTGTCTCCGTTAGATTATCGGCAGAATGAAATTGACTATATGCGAAACTATTATGACCTTTACATGGATGAAAGTGTTGTCAAAACTCTGTATGATAAAATCCCACACAATCTCCAAGTCGAACCGTTGAGTAACTTCACAAATGTCAGTGCATGGAACGACACCACTTCTGTGTCGTATCTCAATACCTATTTTTACATTTGCAGTGAAACGTTTACGCAAGTGCATGGCGATTATAAGTCCATCACAGAGAAAGTATTTAAACCTATGGTTAATTACCTGCCTTTTGTTTTTGTTGCATATCCAGGAGCATTACAGCTTTTACGCAATTTAGGATTTAAAACGTTTCATCCCTTCATTGATGAAAGCTATGATACAGAATTAAATGAAAGTAAAAGACTTAATATGCTAGGGAAAGAAATTAAAAGGATATGCTCCATGTCAAAGGAAGAGCTTCATGTTTGGTATTGGAGTATGGAATCTATTCTCCGACATAATAGAAGCCATACACAATCATGGTATAAGAATGATGTTGTAAGTTTGGAGTTTATCAAGTACCTACACACAAGGGTTTCGACATGAAAATACCTGTGTTTTTCCTCTATGATTATGTGTTTCCAAACTTCATTCTACCGAACGCTACACCACCTGAGATAGGTGTGATAAACTATCTCCACACGCTGTATTCTAATAAACTGCGCACAGAAAGTTTCTTTGATATCAATCTAGAAACACCGTCAAGCAACATGAAAATGATTTTTGATGAACAATTGGGAACTTGGCCTAATAGCGTACAACATAATGGCTCGTATTTCAAAAACAATTGTATGCACGATTTGATTGATGTTATTGAAAGCTCTGTATACTATGGAAAGAAAAAGGGACACAAGAAATACATCTATTCTATTAAAGTTACCCCACACTTTACTAAATTCACGGGTAAAGATTGGTCTGGAAGTAAGTTGAACGGTGAGTATTTCTGGAAGCATATTTCAGCGGAAGTGCTAAACGATGCTAAACAGGGAAACGCCACTATATTATTAGAATGGTGTAACGAAAGTGTTATTGACCGTGGTGATTTTCAATCACTAAACAATGCTTTAGCGCATAGCGGTATACCTAAAAATCAAATCATACTAGTCATGAATGGGTTAAATTCCCAAAAGGTGTATGAGTCTTGGTTTCCAGAAATTACACAACAATTCTTAGTAAGAAATATTTCTTTCTTAGCGCATGACATCTCACATTATTATGCACATAATCCACAGTATAGACTGACTGAAGAAACTTTTTCAAAATCAAAAGATGATATCAGGAAATATCATTTCACGTTTCCGAACAGAAGAAACCGCCCATATAGAGTTAGATTATTATTGAACTTATACCGGGATGGATTGCTTGAAAAGGGAAACTGGTCATTACTTTCCAATATACCTGACCACGCAGTAGAAGAAAGGTTTAGAGAGTTCATTTCTATGGTTCCTCGCAACCTAGAGGAAGAACAAGGAGTAGAATTTTTTAACGTGGCAGGGAATCAAGATAAAAGTAGCGCTTGGAACTTGTCATCATATTTCTACATAGCATCTGAGACTTTTATGGATGGGGAGTATAAAGCCTTCACAGAAAAGGTCTTTAAGCCGTTGGTAAATTTTCAACCGTTCGTTTTTGCTGCTTTCCCTGGAGCACTTGAACACCTAAGAAATATGGGGTTCAAAACTTTTCATCCCTTCATCGATGAAAGTTATGACAATGAACCTAGAACAGATGTTCGTTTAGAAATGCTATACCATGAGGTGCAAAAATTGTGTGGCATGTCGAAAGAAGAACTTCATAACTGGTATTGGCAGATGGAAGATATATTGGTACACAATCACAGGCATGCCTTAACACTCTATAAATATGATGATGCAACCTATATAAATTTTTTCCGTGAATTGGGAGAACGGTGTGTATGAACTATAAAATTAACCCTTGGCATCATTTTGATGTCTCACATCTAACAACATTTGGCACAGATGTTCCTGTGTATACTCCTTCGGTTTATCGGGAATATCGCGGTGAAATTTTCACTACCTATCACACAAAATTGCACCCAGTTAATAGTTTGCTACCCGCCAACACAGAAATCCATAATCGATTTTCTAAATCATACAAAGGTGTGTTACGGGGCTTACATTATGATGACAAAACCTGGAAGATGGTGCAAGCAACGGTAGGAGACATTTATTTGGTTGTATTAGATGTGCGTGAACACTCTAAAACATACGGTAGATGGGAATCATATATAATAACAGATAAGTTGCAGCATCAAGTTTTGATTCCCCCCGGATTTGCTAATGGGCATTTTGCTCTGACTGATTGTATGTTTCATTATACATTGTTCTACGCAGGTGACTTTGTAGATGAGTCTAAGCAAGGTGTGATAAAGTGGAATGACCCAAGATTCAATATAGAATGGCCTTCAACAACACCAGTATTACAGCGGCGGGATTCATGATTAAAAATATTGACCAATATCCAATAATTCACGACAGCTACCATGACAAGGAGAGTTTGCAAGCCTTTGAAACGTTGATTGTCTCTCATTGGGAAAATGCCAAGATTCGGGGACCTGTTCATTTGTCTGATGGGAATGAGGAACAGTTGATTGAAATATTCAAGCGCATAGACAAACACGACTGGGTATTTTCCACATGGAGGTCTCATTATCACGCAATGCTCAAAGGTATTGATTCTAACTGGCTAGAAAATCAAATCCTAGAAGGTAAATCTATCACTATATGCAACATCGAAGAAAAGTTTTATTCTTCTGCGATAGTAGGGGCAACGTTGCCTATAGCGTTAGGTGTAGCTCAAGGAATTAAAAAAAATAACGGTACAGAAAAAGTATGGTGTTTCATAGGAGACATGGCGTTTGAGACAGGTGCTTTTTATGAAGTGCATAAGTATGCAAGAAATTTCGAGCTGCCATTGTATTTTGTTGTTGAGGATAACGGAATTTCTACATACACTCCCACCGAAGCTACGTGGAAAGTCAAAAGAGATATACCGTCAGACGTAATTCATTACTCATATAAATCAAAATATCCCCATTATGGTAACGGTAAATGGATAGCATTCTAAAATGTGTTTACAGCAACTGGTTCACTGATGAGTTGGGTAACAGATATCCTTTACCCAACGTAATGCCAGACCCGCTTATTAAGTTTGCTTATAAACACTTTCTAAATGAAGGTCACAGGATTTTAGATAATAAAAATTTTTTAGAGAATGAGCTAAGCAAAGAGAATGACAAGGAAATATTGCGGTATTATCATTGCAATTTCTATAGCTTTTTTAAAAAACATAATGAAGCAAACAATCTTGTTGATGAAAATCAGATAGAAGAAAATTGTACTTACATCTATCCCATTGAATTGAAGAACTATGATATGTTGTGGATTCCACAAACATATACTCTAAATGGAGTAGAGCATACCTATACCGTCATAGATACTTTTTCTGACCGATTATTAACTTTACTTCGTGAGAAAAAAGTGAAGATTGTAGCTAGTATTCCGTTTGAGCCAATCAATGATGTGTCAGGAGTAGTGACCTTTCGTAAAACCTTACAAGAACATGGTATTTTTCATGATGATGCCATTGTGTGTGTCGGCGGAAACGAGTACGTTAATACAGATAACATCAAGACCTATGAGGTTAATCTGCCATTAACACAAGCGGGCGTTGAACTCTACAAGTTCGAGAAAACGAAAGAATATTTTCGGGGTGGTCTTGGATATGAGTGTCAATATGTATTACCTGAAGATTTAGATGCGACCCAGATGCGAGATAAAAAATTTCTTTCGTTCAACCGGTCTATGAAACGGTATCACAGAGTCGCATTGGCATATACTGCCTTAAAACATAATTTGCTTGATGACGGCATTTTTAGCTTTTTGGGAGGTGATTTATTGTTCCTAACAAATGATGCCTTTAATGATGTACAGCGGGATTTAAGTCATTATTTGGACAGTTATCTCAATCATGAAATTGTTTTAGTTGGTGCTGATATTAGCCCAGTTAACTACTACACAGAAAAAATAATTAACCTACTCCCATATGAAGTCGATACACAGCATCTATCTTTAGAAGCAAAATGTGGATTTACAACAAACAACAACAAGAAAGAATTCTATTCTCAAACTTATGTTAACATAACAACTGAATCTAGATTCACTGCAAACAAAGGTGTATTCTTTTCAGAAAAAACATATCGACCTATAGCGAATCTACAGCCATTCATCATGCTAGGTGATGCAGGCACACTAAAAGAACTACACAAAATAGGATTTAAAACGTTCCATCCATTCATAGATGAGAGCTATGACACAGTTGATGATGCCAGAACAAGATTTAAAATGATAAGTGAGGAGATATTGAAGTTACGCAAAATGTCTCTAGAAGAAATTCATAACTGGTATTATTCTATAACAGATGTATTGCAGCACAATCAAAATTTATTAATGAGTTATTATAATGTTAACCCCTTTGAAACTGCTTTGAAAAAGCTAGTGAGAGATACCAATGGAATTTAAAGATAAAGTTGTACTAGTAACTGGCGCCAATGGTCTAGTTGGTATGCCGACTGTTAGAAAGTGTGTTGAAGCTGGTGCAACAAAAGTATATGCAGTAGATTTGAAATTTTCTGACCGCATGGTTAGAATGGCAGTAGATTCTTCTGGTGTGATAGAATTACTGGAAACAGACTTGACGTACTATCATAATTGTGAGCAATTGTTCCGAAAAGAAAAAGTTGACATTGTATTGCACGTTGCCGGTGTCAAGGGGTCTCCATCTAGAACAGCCAAATGCCCTGCTGATTATGTGTTTCCAATGTTGATGTTCAATACAAACATGATTAAAGCCTCGTTCGAAGCTAGTGTCGAATGGTTTGTCTATGTCTCGTCAGTTGGTGTATATAGCCCTGCTGAAGTGATGTATGAGGATAGTGTTTGGGAAACCATGCCATCTAAAAATGATTGGCATCCTGGTTGGGCAAAAAGAATGGGCGAATTGGCATTAGATTCTTTAAAAGTCCAGTATGGCTGGAAAAAATGGTCAATAATCAGACCTTCCAACATCTATGGACCCAACGACAATTTCTCTCCTGATGCTACTGTGATAAGTTCTAATATCTGGAAGGCATTCAATACTGAAGGTGATATGATTTGTTGGGGTGATGGTTCACCGCGTCGAGATTTTGTGTTTAGTGAGGATGTTGCAGACGGAATTTTAGATGTCGTGAGATATGAAGTAAATGATGTTATAAATTTTGGTTGTGGTGAAGCCATCACGATTAAAGATACTATTGAAACCATTGTTTCAGCATATGAGGAATGTGCTGGGAAAGTTCGGACAATCGTATGGGATACCTCTAAGCCTAATGGGGACCTGCTTCGTTTGTTAAGCACTGAAAACCAGAAAAAATACAACATCGCAGCTAAAACTAGTTTATATGACGGTATAAAAGCCTCTATAAATAGTTACAAGTCTTTTTTAGACGAATGAGATATGTATTTAGTATAACTTAGTATGGAGAGTAATGATGACCAAAGATATGAAGATTTTAATAACCGGTGGTTCAGGATTAGTTGGACAAAATTTAACAAATAGATTAGTAGAGCAAGGATACACAAATCTTGTCGTGCATTTGCACAAAAGAAGGGTGCGAAATCCTCTTAGCTCAGTAACATATGTCCATGGGAATTTAATGGACTATGAAACATGCCTAAACATCACAAAGGGTGTAGATGTTGTTATACATGCAGCTGCCAGCACATCTAATGCTGTAGACACGGTTGTTGACCCTCTAGCGCATGTAACACCCAACGTTGCAATGAACAATTTCTTAATTGACAGTTCTTATCGCAACAAAATTAAAAAGTACATCTTTATTTCTTCTAATACAGTCTACCCGCCTAAGGGCGATGAGCCTGTAACAGAATCCGATTTTCTGTTTGACCCACCATACCCCGTGTATTTTCCTGTAGGGTGGATGAAGCGATATGCTGAAGTACAATGCGAACTATACGCTAAGTATCTACCAAATCCCATGACAACAGTTGTGGTGCGCCCAGCAAATCTATATGGGCCTCATGATAAATTTGACTTTAATAAATGCCATGTAACGCCTGCAACTATACGAAAAGTGGCTGATAACATGAATCCTATTCCCATATGGGGAGATGGTTCAGAACTGCGAGATTTAGTGTATATTGATGACTTTGTAGAGGCTATTCAAATAATCATGGAACAGCAAAACACTTATGATGTTTTCAATGTGGGGTCTAACAAAGTATACTCGGTGAACGAGGTGCTTGATGTGATGAAACAGTTAGTCAACAATTCCAATCCTGTTGAATATGTTCAAGGTAAACCTTCCATGATACCGGTAAGAAAAATTGATTCTAGCAAAATCAAGACACTATTGGGTTGGGAAGCGAAAACGAGTTTAGAAGATGGATTACTTAAAACCCATGATTGGTATCTGAGACATAAAGATGAATTTAGGGGATAATGTTTTTACACACATCAAGACAAATTTTTTGGGGTTTAAGATATGACCAAGGTATTAATCACAGGAGGAGCGGGATATTTAGGTTCTACTATAGCCGAGCATCTATTATCGGCGGGGTATAGTGTATCCATTCTAGATAACTTGTTGTACAAACAAATATCCATACTGCATCTTTTCAAGAACCCAAACTTCCAATTCATGTTAGGTGATGTGCGTGATGTTTCTTTGTTACAAAAGTTAGTAAAGGAACATGAGGTGATTATTCCATTAGCTGCAATTGTAGGGATGCCGGCATGTAAAAAGAATCCCCAGTTAACTATTGATGTAAACTATAAACAGATTGAAAACATACTAGCTGTGCTGACAGACGTTCAGAAATTGATTCTCCCTAACACCAATAGTCAGTATGGGTCATCCGAGCATATCATAACCGAAGAAAGCCCATTCAAACCTTTGTCACTATATGCAGAAACCAAATGCGATGCTGAATCTGCTATGCTAAGAAATGGCAATGGAGTTTCACTACGCTTAGCAACGGTGTTTGGCGTTTCACCAAGAATGCGTCAAGACCTATTGGTAAACGATTTCGTATACAAATCCATCGTCGATGGATATTTGGTCTTGTTTGAGGGGCATTTCAAACGAAACTATATCCATGTTCAGGATATTGCGAGAACGTTTCAATTTGTGATTGAAAACTATGATAAATGTAAAGGGCAGGCGTTTAATGTGGGGCTTTCAACAGCCAACTTGAGCAAGCTAGAATTAGCAGAAAAAATTAAGCAGTATATCCCTTCGTTGGTCATTAAACAAGATGAGTTCAAGGAAGATTTTGATAAGAGAAATTACATCGTGTCCAACGAGAAACTGGAAAAGTTAGGATGGCGTCCTGCCTTTGATTTAAATTATGGAATCAAACAGTTAATACATGCATATCAAGTTGTTATAACCCATAATAATAGAAATTTCACAAACCTATAAGGAGTTATCATGCCAGAAAGAAAGTATTTGCACACACTAGGTGATTTGATTGACCGGTTGAGTATCGTACAGCTAAAAGAAGTCTTTATTCCTGAATTCAAAGAAGAATATTCCAAAGAAATCCAGGACATTACTCACGACATTCAAATTGTATTGGATGAACATAAGGGCGTCATTGACGCTGAAACCATCCGAGCAATTGTGGTAGTTGCACAAATGAATCTTCACATCTGGCACAATGAATCGAATTATCGGAGAGGAATCAAAAATGGTAACAATCTTGAATTAACGCACGGGCTGAACGGTATTCGCAACACTGCTAAAAATGTAATCCAGGAAGCTGTTGGTGGAAGAAAAGATTACAAAGTGGATTGTTTAGCTGCTGACTTCAAGGATTGGGAAATTAGCTGGAAGAAGAAAGCATGAAGGTAATAGAAACCAAAAAAAGAACCACGGTGAAAACCGTCACATGGAGAATTGTGGCTGTTTTCAATTCGTGGCTTATATTGACATTAGATGTGGGGAACACTAACTTTCACAATGCAGTGTTAATGAACATAACCGGGTTTTTTGCGTTTTATTTTTTTGAACGTGTTTGGAGTAATATAAAATATGAGCGATATACAGTTAAATAGGAAAGAATTTTATAAGAGATTTCATGGTATTAACTTACCCATCGATCACCCCAATTATTCCCATGTCAGTATGTTAAGAGATTGGAGAATTGACCACGATTATCCTTGGACCAAGTGCCATAAGGAAAAAACTCCTATCAAAGGAATGATTTTTTCTGGTTGCTCGTTTACTTGGGGTCAGGGGTTATACTATTATAGCAATCTAGATTCTTTACGCGAACCTCCCCCAGATTGCTTTGATTCACTGTTGGTGAATCCTAGTCATATCAAATTCATGGAAACAGTAAGATATCCCCGCCTAGTTGCCAAACATTTCAACACCTTTGAGCAAGTGGCACCTTTTAACGGCGGTTCTAATGAATCAGCTATAGAATACTGCATGCAAAAACTTTTCTTAGATCCTGACAATTATTACAAACCAGCTGATTTTAGTGATTATTCGCATTGTGTGTTTCAGATGACGCAATGGCAACGTAAGCATATTTTCATCAACTATAAAGGGCAACAATTAGATATCCACAATAACATACACAAAAGTTCTGACATTTTAACTGATTATTTGTTAGAAAATAACATAACGATTGAGGATTGGGAAGAATATGGGATACAGTTGAACGTGCATGATGTTAAGACTCATTTACAATTTCTAGAAAGTAAGGGAATCAAGACATATCTTCTTACATGGCCAGATTATTACGTCAAATACATAGAAAAGGATTCTTGGTTGAAAGAAAGACACATCGTGTTTGATGTTTTGGGATATAGCTACAACTCATTGGAGAGTCTTATGAATGCTGTACGAACTATGACTATTAAATATGATTTTCAGGAATTTAACAACACACCAAAAGACCATCACCCTTCCTTAAGATGCCATCGGCTAATTGCTGACACTCTCATAAAGAGAATTGAAAATGAGTAATCCTGTCCCGTCACCCTATAAAGATGCATTGTCTACAGCCATGGAATCTATTGCTGCAATTGAGGACAGTATATTCATTGGTCAACAGATTGTGTATGCTGGAAACCCTATGAGCACAACTTTAGGGGGTGTTTCCAAGGATAAAATGATTGAATTACCTGTCATGGAAGAAACCCAGATGGGCATGACGTTAGGATTGGCAATGACCGGGAAAGTTGTAGTATCTTTCTATCCTAGATGGGATTTCATCATCCTCGCCTCGAATCAATTGATTAACCATGTAGATAAATTCAAGCACATGACGGGCAAGGACGTTCATATAATGATTCGTCTAGGAAAAGGTAGTGATAAACCACTAGACCCTGGTCATCAACATAAAGGAAATTATTTTAGCGAGTATCAGAAAATGTGTCCCAACATAAAGTTTTACGACTTACGGACACCTGAGGACATCGCTACGTCATATCAATCTGCTATGGATAACTCTGGTATTCATGTGTTGGTAGAATACCCTGAATTATATTATGCCTAAGTACAAGGGGTATGAATATTTTTATGTGAATGGAAGTTCACATATTGAGTATGCAGCTATTGTTAACAACTGGTTGGATGATAATTTGGAGATGAGTAGATGATAATATGGGGTATTTCCGCCAACAGTCATGATGCAGCCATCTCGGTTATTAATGACCGCGACATATTATTTGCGTCGCAATCTGAGCGATATTCAGGGGTGAAAAATGATGCTCACCTGAACCCTGGAATTATTTCTGACGCTAAACAATACGGTGAACCTGACCTAGTAGTATGGTATGAGCGCCCGTTCATGAAATCGTTGAGGCAATTGCGCGCTGGACAGGGGTGGATAAACAACAACATCAAGCAATATCTACATAGCTATAACATCACGGCGCCTATCACAACAGTTGACCACCATAATAGCCATGCGGCAGGTGGATACTATACCTCAAACTTTGATGAAGCCGCTGTGTTGGTGATAGATGCCATCGGTGAGTTTGATACCACAACGATTTGGCATGGGCAGGGCAAGAAACTGGAAAAGAAGTTCTCTATCAAATATCCACACAGCCTAGGGTTGTGGTATTCTGCCATGACACAACGGGTGGGGCTGAAACCAAACGAAGAAGAATACATCTTAATGGGTATGGCAGCATATGGTGACCCATTGAAATACACTTCTATTATTCTGGAAGATTTTTTTGATACCCGAGAAACATTGAAGTTGACTCATAATCTACATCGTGGATGCCTTTGGTGGCGACCTGAATTGACCACACAACAGGATATGTATGATATTGCAGCAGCCACACAATTTGTGTATGAGTTGTATCTACATGATTTGTTGGATAAAGCTAAGAAATTGACTGATAGTAAAAATCTAGTGTTGGGTGGAGGATGTGCGTTGAACTGTGTTGCCAACAGTATAGCTTTTCAGTACTTTGACTGTGTGTGGATTATGCCTAATCCAGGAGATGCGGGTAATAGTCTTGGAGCAATCGCGGCCTATCAACAAGAGTTTTTAAATTGGCAGGGACCATACCTTGGACACAAGATGGGAACAAAATACCCCACAAAACAATTAATTGAAACTTTACAAAAACAAAAAATTGTCGGTGTAGCATCTGGCAGAGCTGAGTTTGGTCCCAGAGCGTTAGGTCACAGAAGTTTGTTGGCGGATCCGCGCGGTGATGACATCAAGGATGCAGTGAATGCCATTAAGAAGCGTCAGAAGTTTCGTCCTTTTGCTCCTGCTATTCTGGCTGAACATGCTTATAAATATTTTCATATGCCCACCGCTGAAACGCCGTATATGCAGTATACTGCTTTATGTAAACAACCCCTAGCCTTTCCTGCCATCATTCATGCTGATGGCACCTCTAGAGTTCAAACAGTATCCAAGACAGACTCCCCTGACTTTTATGAGTTTCTGCAAGAATGGTACCGGGAAACCGGGTGCCCTATGGTGTTGAACACAAGTTTAAATGTCAAAGGGAAGCCTATGGTAAATGACAGAAAGGATGCTTTGATTTTCGAAAACACTTATAACGTTACTGTTCTATGAAAAAAGAATTATTCGTGATGGAAAATAAAACCATGTGTCTTTTTCCATGGACACATATGTATGTACATACTAGCGGTGATGTATATCCATGTTGCATTGCAGAAACTACCAGGAAAGAAATGTCGTTAGGCAATGTGAAACAAAATTCTATTGAAGAAATATGGAACAATGAGAAATATCGTGAATTACGAAAAAATATGGTTGAGGGTACTCCTGTTTCGCAATGTAATCAATGCTATACACGAGAACTCACCGAACGGCGCAATTACAGACACGCTAGTTTTGATATGTTTCGACACCATGCCCCCTCACTTATAGAAAATACCAATGATGATTATTCTCTCAAAGAAGTTGATATAAAATATTTTGATGTTCGATTTAGTAATCTTTGTAGCTTCAAGTGTCGCTATTGTTCTGAAGAATTCTCTACCAGTTGGGCAGCTGAAAACCGAAAGTATGGAGAACAGTCAGGACTACCTACTTTGCGCCATGTGAGTAATGAGGTCCCCACATTTCTAGAAAATCTTAAATCTCACTTACATGGTGTAGAACATATGTATTTTGCTGGCGGTGAACCTTTAATGACAGAAGAACATTATGAGGTGTTAGAGACTCTAATCAATGAAAATAAAACCGATGTGAAACTCAGATATAGCAGTAATTGCAGCACTATAACACACAAGCACTATAATGTGATTGATTTATGGCAGAAATTTAAGTCTGTAGATTTTCGAGCTAGTTTGGATTCAGTTGGTACTAGAGCTGAGTATATGAGAAAAGGTACTAAGTGGGATGAAGTGGTGGCTAATATTTTAGAGATAAAGAAAAACGTACCTCATGTTAATGTTGGTATTAATTGTGTCGTGAGTGTCTATAATATCCTGACACTTTCTGAATTCCTACACTCACTAAATGCCTCTGGAGTATTAGATTGGGAAAAAACTAGCGTTATTCTTTATCCCATCAGCTCTTATAATTTCCTGGATGTTAATGCATTACCTGTTGATTTAAAGAAAAAAGCCAAAGAAAAACTCGACGTGCTATTACAAACTATGCCCCCTTACAGTTGTGTAGGTCCCGATATTAACATCATCAGAAATTACATTAATTATGATGAAGTGGACCCTACTGTATGGAAAGACTTTAAAATGTTCAACGAGTCGTTGGACGAGATACGAAACGAGAAATTCGTGACCATTTTCCCAGAACTAGCAGAATGGTATCAGTCCATTTAAGGACTTGACAAATCGCCTATAGTCTATTAGATTCCATAGTAACTCTAGGAGGAACTATGGAATCTATTTTTATGGCGCTGGCAGCTACTTCCAGTCGGTTGGAAAAAGAGGCCATTTTGAAGCAACATTACGCGGATACAACATTTCAGCGTGTGTTGTTTCTTGCTCTTGATCCATATACACAATTTTACATTCGAAAGATTCCCACCTACACCAATGCAACTGTAAACTACACCAAAGGCACCATGAGTTTGGAAGGTGCTTTGGATAATTTAAGCAACATCATCAATCGTGTGGTGACCGGTAACGCTGCCATCCATCATCTGAAAATCATTTTGGAAAGTGTCACAACTGATGATGCCAAAGTGATTGAACGCATCATTGAGAAAGATTTGCGCTGTGGTGTGTCTGAAGCCACTGTGAACAAGATTTGGCCTGGATTGATTCCCACCTATCCTGTGATGTTGGCATCTGGCTTTGATGAAAAAATCATGAACAAGATGACCTATCCTGCCTATGTGCAATTGAAACTAGATGGTATGCGTTTCAATGCCATTGTGAAGAACAGAACCGTGGAGTTTCGTTCCAGAAATGGCAAGCAAATTGATTTGTTGGGGCATCTGGAACAGGAATTCTTGGAGTTGGCAGGAAACCATACAATAGTGTTTGATGGTGAACTGGTGGTGTTGGATGGCACTGGCATCATGAATCGTCAGAAAGGCAATGGCATCCTGAACAAGGCGGTGAAGGGCACCATCACAGACAAGGAAGCTGGCATGGTTCACGCCACCATCTGGGATGTGATTCCTTTCACAGATTTCCAGACTGGACATTGTGACACACCTTATGGTGACCGGTTCCACATGCTGGAACAAATGGAACTGCCTGTTCGCATCTCGTTGATTGAGAACATTGAAGTGGCCACTGAGGATGAGGCACATCACATCTTTGAGGAATATTTTCAGAGGGGTGAGGAAGGCATCATTTTGAAGGACATCAATGCTCCTTGGGAAGACAAGCGTGTGAAACACCAGGTGAAGTTCAAGGGAGAATTGGAATGTGATTTGAAGTGTGTGGATTGGCAGGAAGGAACTGGTAAAAATGTGGGCAAGTTGGGTGCCTTGGTTCTGGAATCTGATGATGGTGTAGTGAAAGTGAACGTGGGCTCTGGTTTCACTGATGAACAACGTGATAAATACACAAGAGAAGAAACAGTAGGTAAGATTGTGGCGGTGAAGTACAATGCCAGAATTCAGGACAAAAAGACTTTGCAACACAGTTTGTTTCTTCCAGTATTTCTTGAACTTCGTGAAGATAAGGCAATTGCTGATGCTTCATCTTCCATCAAGTAGGGGGAGTTATGGAAAAGCATGAAGAATATTATGAAGAAGTTGACAATAGAATAAGATATTTTGTGACAGACATTCATGAAGAACTGGACAACATTGAACGGTTGGTACATGGCAATGAGTCTGCTGTGTTGCTGTTGCAATGGGTTCGTGATACTGTTCAACGTGTTGCAGAAAACTACGAAAGATAAATAAAAATATGCCAACATATGAGTACCAGTGTGAAAAATGTGGGGAGTATTTCACGAAGTATCTAAGTATACCTAACATGAATCAGCCTACGGAGGAACCCTGTCCAAAGTGTGGTGAGATGAAGGTGCAAAAAGTAATGTTCACAGCACCTACCATCGGAGATGCCGTTCGACTACGAGTTCGTCGGCCCGATAATGGATTCAAAGAGGTACTACAAAAGATTCATGAAAAAACTCCCGGCTCAACACTTAAAAACAACAGCAGTTACATCTAAGGACTCTCCGTCCTATTCAAATCCCGTCTGGGCTTCGGCCTTGGCGGGATTTTTTACCCCCAACCCAACGAGCATTTCATGTCCAGAAAAAAGCGCCTTAAGTTGGTCACGTCCCAAACTTATATTCTTCAAGAGGATCAGGAATCCAAACACAAAGTACGTGGTTCAGATTTAAAAGAAATCTGGGCCCTCACAGAAAATCAGGAGAACTTTTTCAACTACTATCGTAAAGGACACAAAGCCATTCTATGTCATGGAGTGGCAGGGACAGGAAAAACCTATATTGCTATGCACAGCGCTTTCAAAGAGGTTTTGGAAAATTCAGGTTACAAAAAAGTGGTGGTGGTTCGCTCAGCAGTACCATCTCGGGATATTGGATTTCTTCCCGGCAATGAAAAAGAAAAAGTGGAGGTGTATTCACAACCTTATCAAGAAATTTGCGCAGATTTGTTCCCTAGATTTGGAGAACGCGCCTACAACAAACTGAAAGAACAAAGTTTAATTCATTTCATGGTCACTTCCTATGTTCGTGGGTTGACCTTGGACAACTGCATTGTGATTGTGGATGAGGCTCAGAACATGAATGACATGGAACTGAACAGCATCATGACCCGGGTTGGTACCAATACCAAAATCATTTTCTGTGGTGATTTTCGCCAAACAGATTTACAGAAACGGTCAGATATGTCCGGGTTAAAGCAGTTCATGATTATCGCTCACCATATGCCTTCCTTCCGTCACGTGGAATTCGGGGTGGAGGACATTGTTCGTGGACCCTTGGTGAAGGAATACATCCTGGCTAGAATGGCGTGCGAGGGCATGGCTGTGGCTTAAATAACAGAGCTTGACAAACAGGTCTAGGAATGTTATGTTTACAGTATGAAAACATTCCTACATGACCCGGTAACAATAGAAACCATTTCCGCTGTGAACCAGGAAGATGGAACCAGAGCCTATCAGACACCTGATGGTAGGCTCTATCCATCTGTCACCACAGTGTTGGCTGAGCACACCAAACAAGGCATCCAGGAATGGAGAGCCAGAGTGGGAGAAATGGAAGCCAACAAAGTGTCGCGACAAGCTGCCACGTGGGGTACCAGATTTCACACCATCACAGAAAAGTATCTTCAGAACAATTTGTCTGGTGGTGATTTGTCACTTTGGGATTATGAAATGTTCAAGGTGGCCAATCCTGTGTTGGATAGAATTGACAACATTCGAGCACAAGAAGTGGCCTTGTGGTCACATCATCTACGTTTGGCAGGACGTGTGGATTGTATAGCTGAGTTTGATGGCAAGTTGAGTGTGATTGACTTCAAAACGGCACGCCGAGAAAAGGATCTGGAACATATCCAACATTACTTCATGCAGGCGGCTGCCTATGCCATCATGTTTGAAGAACGCACCAAGATACCAGTGAGCAGATTGACCATTCTGATAGCTGTGTCAGATGGATTCATGCAAGTGTTTGAAAGCAAACGAGACCATCACGTGGAACAATTGCTGTACTATCGTGATGTGTACGAAGCCTATAAATAACTAAGTAGGATGGTAGTAGAACAGCTCAAATTGAAACATGGCTTGGACGAGGGTTCGATTCCCTCCATCTCCATTCAGGTACACCAATTTCGGGGATGACAGGTTTCGACAGGTTAAGGATTAGATGAGAGAGCTACCCGATAGGCGACTGCCGTAAGCAGAGCAAAAACATCAACAGGCACAAATAATATGCCTCTTGCATTAGCTGCCTAATTAGGTAGCATGCCGGGTTCGGGGTTTCCCTGGGAACAGAAAACCCCACTAAATTTTATGATTATAACTATTCCAGAACAAGCTGAACATATCAATGTTTTGATATCAGGTGGAGCTGACAGCACGCTGTTAGCGTATCTTGTGGCCACACAATCAAATAAACCAATTGTTTTACATACATTGAGTCCTGCAAAACACGTTTATCAGAATGTGATTGTTCCTATTTTAAATTATTTGGATCAACGTTTTGAAAGAAAGTTTCAGGTTGTGAACATCAGGAGACAGAAACTCCTTATTCGAGAAGCAGCTGAATATATTCTTAGTGTGTATCCTGGAGTAGTTTTGACAGGATGCAACAAAGTGGTTACTCATTTTACTCCAACCGTGTATATTAAAGGAGATACACCTCCTATCCGAGGGGAAGTGAGTTCAGAAAACCATATACGACCTTTCATCAATTTGGACAAAATTGAAATACTAAGAATATATCAAGAGCATAATATACTAGATTTGTTAAGTTTGACACAATCTTGTGGGTTACGAAAACTAAAACGATGTGGTGGGTGCTATTTCTGTATGGAAAGAGCCTGGGCTGTTGGTGCGCTTGGTATAAATGATATAAATAATACAGAAACTTCGACCATTTAAAGGAACTTTCATGAAAACATTTAATATTGCCTATTCTTCAGACATCAGTGCCACAACACTTCTAGAAACATTGACCGTTCAGGGCGCTCTTCTATATCATCTAGAAGGTGTTCGCGTTATCGGTCTAGAGGTGGAAGATGATTTTTCAGCAGAAACTTTGGAATCTATTGAAGGTGTTATTCTAGTTGAACTGGATGTAGAAACAACTGTGACATCTCATGCTGAGTGGCATCAATTTCGCTTAGTTACAGATGCGCTTCCCATGAAACAAAAATACAATCCTATTTCTGAAGGAGATAATTCTGTTGTGTATTTGATGGACTCAGGAGTGAATGATAGCCATTCAGAATTCGAAGGAGCTAACATTGAACACTTGTATTCGTTCAATGAAGATTTTTCTGATGTTATAGGACACGGAACAGTTGTTGCCAGTGTGATTAATGGTCAAACTATTGGTGTGTCTAGAAATGCCGCCATCAAAAGTGTGAAAATTCCTTTCGGTTCAGTCACCATAGGTAAATTGCTTATTGCATTCAATGCAGTTTTAGAAGACCATTTAATCACACCCGACGTGGTGAAAGTTGTGAACTGTTCCTGGAGTGTACCCAAGAGTGCATTGCTGGACAGCAAAGTAACAGAATTGCAAAATGCTGGACTGGTGGTTGTAGCTGCAGCAGGTAACACTGGAGTTGCAGCAGACACACTATCTCCTGTGGGATTGAACACTGTTATTGGTGTAGCAGCATCAGATGCCTATGACCGTGTGGTGTCTTGGGCTACAGGACTATCAAGCAACTATGGTCCTGAAGTGGACATAACTGCTCCTGGCGTAGATGTCACTGCAGCTTCCATCTATGGTGGCTATGCAACTGTTTCAGGTACTTCCATCAGTGCTGGTGTAGTGTCTGGTGTTCTAGCTCAATACATTGAGCAACATCCAGAAGCAGATGCTGAAACACTGAAGGATATGTTGTTGGAATATGCAGCAGAAGATATGTTGTTTCGTAATGAAGCCATCTATGGAACAACACCCAACCGTCTGGTGAAGGCACTGTATATTGCCGGAACAAAAATTTGGAGTCCTAACATCTTCAGCATGTTCCCAGTTAAAAAACAAGAAACCACAACCTTGTCTTTCACCACAACAACACCAATAACAACAGCAGAATATGTGGATTGTCAACTTCAAACCAATTTCTATAAAAAACTTCCCTGGGTGTCTGGTTCTTTTGCAGATGGAGTGCTCACACTAACAGTAGCACCAACTGAAGATGTTGTGGTAGGAAAATACCTGATTCAAATAACCTCAACTGATGCCAAAAATGAGAAGTATTTCACAGGATATTATCTGGGTGTGTATAATGAAGAAGTAAGTGAATTGGATACAGTAGAGATTGAAAAATACCTTACAGAAATAGATGGAGTAGACACGCTAACAGTGGTTACTGGGGCATGCGTGTATAATGACGATTGTGCTAAGAATCAGGTATGTTTCGGTGGTTCTTGCGCTGATACATGATATAGTATGACAACAATTGGGTTTGCGGGATGTTCTTTCACTCATGGCGCAGGGTTAGATTATTATTTTGGAAGTAGAGAAACCACTAGATTTTCACATCTAGTGGCTTCTCATTTTAACGCACATGCATTTAATCAGTCCTTTCCAGGCGGTTCTCATACTAAAATTATCAGTTGGTGGAAATCTTTTCTTGAGCACCAAACTTTAGACGCATTTGTTTTTCAATTTACCAGATGGACAAGAAGTGATAGTTTGCTTTTACCTGGTGTATCACATATTGACTTGCTTTCATCAACCCATGCAAAATTTTTTCATGAGTGGGCCAGGAAAAACAATAGTTCCGTAGATGATTACATTGAACAAGCCCAGGTACATGATGTTCTCACTGTTTTGAATTTTCTACAACAGCATGAGCATAAATTTCCCATCTACATCTTGTGCTGGCCTCACACTACATTATCTTACATCCAACCACATTCTTGGTTGATGGATAGATTAATTACATTGTCCTACCAAGGTGAGACCTATAAAACCATTGGTAATTTGATGGATACTCCACTAAAACCTATAGCAAGTTTCACCAAAATCCTAGGTGAATTTTTTGATATGCGAACCTCAAAATTTGATACCACTAATACATCCAGACCTGAGTTGACAATAGCCACAGACTATGTTAACTTTAAGAAGCCAAGAAACGACTACCATCCATCCAAACTGTGTCATGAGGTGATAGCCAGTAACATCATTGATAGGTTAACACATGATAATCTCTTCCAAAATAACAGATGAAAAATGGATATGGGTGAAGGTTCCCAAAACTGGCACCCGAGCTTATTTAAAAATGTTTTATCCAGATGTGGATTCCTCACTACATTTTCACTACACCTTCCACACCTTATATAACCACCATCAGAAGAAGCACTCAGGGTTCACGGTCATCAGACATCCCAGAACACGCTTCATTTCCGCGTTGAAACATTTGAGTCAACTTGACCTGTTGGGGAATATGCCATCTGATACAATAGGGAATCTAGCAGATTTTTTATTCACCAACTTTGATAAAAATTGTGTACCCAAACATACGTTGGAAAACATTTTTTCAGTTGATTACCTTAAATACCATGAATCATTTTTTCAAACTCAGGTGTATTGGGCATATCATCCAAAAGTCACTTGGTTCAAGTATGAAAATCTACAACAGTTCAACAAATGGATTGAAACACACCTAGGATATGATACAACAAAACTGCAACAAATAGGAAAAACTGATAAACATCATTTGGACCATTTAGATTTTCAACACCCGGTATTTCAAAAAATTGTTCAACACTTGTTTCAAGATGATTTTCTACTTTTTGATTATCAGGAGGATTTATGAAAAGAATTGTTGCAATATTCATTTTGTTGTTGATGCTGTATCCTGTATCATTGAAAACCAACATGAACATTCCTGCAATAAAAGTCATTTCCATGACCTCTGAGAAGGAATTAAGATGTCTGGCAGAAAACATTCATTACGAAGCTCCCATGGAACCCTATCTAGGTAAACTGGCTGTGGCCATGGTCACCATGAATCGTGTTCGGCATCCTGACTTTCCTAAAACCATTTGTGATGTGGTGTATCAGAGAAATTCCAGAGGGTGTCAGTTCTCCTGGACTTGTGGTGCTCGTATGAAGTTCAATGAAAAAATTTACAATGAATCCATGAAAATTGCCAAAGCTGTCTTGACAAACCAAAGACAACTTGTTAGTTTAGAGAATGCACTATATTTTCACAACACCAAAGTGACACCCAATTGGACATTTGCCCGACCTGTGGTACGTATCGGGGGTCACATTTTCTATGAGCCTAAAACATGACTGATGAACAAGACCCGAAGCTTCTCACTGTGGAATATCTCATCACACGAGAGTTCACCAATTCCACAGATTTTTCCATACACATTGAACGAGAAGCTGTGAAAAGAAACATTGGATGTTTTGAGGCACTTCTGGAATACTGTGAACAAAAGGGGATAGAACCTGTGGCGGTGGCCACCATGATTACCAGTTCATTGAAGGCCAAGATACAAGCAGAAGCCGAGGAAATGAATCTGTTGAAGAAAACCGCCAAACTTCCTGTATGAACATATCTGACGCTTACAAGATTTACACTGCATTACGGCTTCACTTCACCACAGACAACTATGACATCCGAAGTGGCATCACACCTCGGCCTCCCAAGTCAGGAGTCAAGGTCAACTTCAAAAAGAAGTTGGAAGTGTTGATGAAGCAATACAATTACAATCAGGATGAATTCATCAACTATCTGGTGGCCAATTTTCTGAATGGTAATGAGTGGGGTATTTTTGAAAACACAGGTCCAGAAATCTACACAGAATGGAAACGTATCCAGGAAAGTTTGACCTACACCTACACACAAGATGTGAAAAATTTAGCCTGGAATGTCACCACTCTGGAAGATGCCTGGGATTGTTCCCAGGGACATCCTGTGATTCTCAGGGAGTATTGTGGTAAAAGATGTCGGTTGGAAACACTTGTAATTCTAAATAAATTGTATAGATTTACTACAGAGGTGGATGAACAGCTGGTGTTGGATCCAGTTTGGAATTCTGTCTCCAGAACCATACACAAGTACTCACCTTTCATCAAAGTGGAGAAGGATAAATTTTCAATGATTACACACAAGGCTTTCTATGAGTAGACAGCGAGATTGGGACCATGAAGATGATTATCGTGATTTCAAACGTCCCAAGAAAATAGACAAAGACAAGTTTGGCAAGCATCGCAATGCCATCTTTGATATGCTTGACGATGATGATGAGGATGATTATTATTCAGAGAACAGAGCTGTAGAATATGATGATTTTGATGAGGAGTAGTTTTGTTATGGCAGGTCACACGTTACACACACCGTTACATACACCGTTATACAAGGAGAAACACAATGTCATTCAGTAGTCTATCAGATTTACGCAAGAATCGTGGCAACTTCGATAACCTCATGAGAGAGGTGGAAAAGATTGCAAAGCCCACAACTGAACGCCGTGATGATGACCGTTTCTGGAATCCGGCAGTGGACAAGGCAGGCAACGGCTACGCCGTGATTCGCTTTCTGCCTCCCTCCAAGGGAGAAGAGCTTCCTTGGGTACGCATCTGGAATCATGGATTCCAAGGTCCTTCAGGTCGCTGGTACATTGAGAACAGCTTGACCACATTGAATCTTCCTGATCCTGTGTCAGAATTGAACAATGAACTATGGAACTCTGGCGTGGAGAGCAACAAGGAAATTGCTCGCAAGCAGAAGCGTAAGCTTCAGTACATCTCAAACATCCTGGTCATCAAAGACTCCGCCAATCCTCAGAACGAGGGCAAGGTGTTCTTGTACAAGTATGGCAAGAAGATTTTCGACAAGATTAAGGATGTGATGCAACCTCAGTTCGAGGATGAGGATCCCACCAATCCCTTTGACTTCTGGAAAGGTGCCAATTTCAAGTTGAAGATTCGCAATGTGGAAGGATACAGAAACTATGACAAGTCAGAGTTTGAACCTGTGTCATCCATTGCTGAAGATGATTCTGCTATTGAAGTCATCTGGAATCAGCAACATTCTTTGAATGAATTCACAGATGCCAAGAACTTCAAGAGCTATGAGGAGTTGAAGCGTAAGCTGGACCTGGTGTTGAAGGGCGGTCCTGGCTCTGTGTCAGCCGACAAGATTTCCGAGAGTCGCATGGAAGCTGAGCCTGTGGCAGAAGCTCCTGCTCCACGTGCCGCCAAGCCAGCAGCTCCCAAGTCATCTGTGCCTGATGATGACGATGATACCCTGAGTTATTTCAGCAAGTTGGCTGAGGATTAATTACATCACTCGAACCATGCGACGGTCCTGAAATCTCATGTGACTGTTTCGCATATCTCGAACCGTAGTAACTGCCCCACCGGTGTTGGCTTTCGGAGCCGCCTGTGGGGCAATTGTTTGTGGTGAGTTGTTCACAATGACCGGCGCGGCAGCAGCTACAGGAGCTGCCGCAGCTGCGGAAGCTGTTTCCACTTGTGCTGCTGCTCTTTGACTGCTTCTGAAGGGAGGTGTTCCTCCTGGAGGTTGAGCACTATCTCTGGCTTGACCCTCTATAGTAGCTCCTGGTGTGGTTTGACGAGATTGTGCTTGAGCTGATTCTTGCTGAGCCTTTTCTTCTTTGATGTCATTGGCAGATTTGCCTAGCAAACCAAAGCTGAAACTGTTCAACAAAGCACTACCTGCATTTTTAATTTTCTGTCCAGTGCTAGCATCTGGATCTGCGCCGAATCCTTGTACGGCATCATAGGCACCCATACCCAAGGTTATGGCGGCACCCACAGGACCGGCAAATCTTGCAAACTTGGCAGCACCTTTCAGAGCACCTTTCATTATTCCTTTACCGCCCCCGCTAACAACAGCACGGGAAGCACCACGAGAAGCAGTTCTGGCTGCACGTCTGGCACCTCTGCGTCCTCCTCGACGTGTCACCATGTCCAACGCATTGTCCATCAGACCACCGCCGCCACCACCGCCGCCCATGTCCTTGTTTTCCAGCGTGGTGTTCAGTTCTTCAATAGACATTTTCACTTCATCCAATTTATCTACAATGTCTCGGGTGCCAGTGTCCGTGGCAGTATCAGAACCGGATTCTCCTTCAAATATGCTACTAGCGGCAGGTCTAGCGGCCGTAGATGCTGTGGCTTTGGTTTCTGATGCTGGTGTATCATAGTCATATTTCTTTCCAGTGCTTTCATCCACCAGGCCCCCAAGCGTACCAAATTCAAATCTAGAACTTTTAGCACCAGATTCTTCAAACTCATCAATTCTAGAACCGGATTTTCCAGTTCGATAACGCATTCCAGTTTCTGGATCCACCTTCACACGTAGATGGTCTGGCACATCCTTGATTTTTTCAGCAATCTCAGCCTTGCGTGCCTCACCTAAACTTGCTGAAATTTTTTCTTTGGCAGCTTGCTCTTGTTGCTCCCTTTGAATTTTTTCATCAACAGAAGGAATGAATGATTGGTTGAATTTATCTGGATCAGTGACGGCACCAATGTAATCTCTGGTACCTTTGAATATAGATTTAGCTAAACCTTTTACGCCTCCCCCTTGTTCACGCATCATGGTGGGTTCCACACCCATGGCACGACCAAAAGTCTCACCTAATGTTTTAGGTGCTGCGTCCAAGCTCTGTAAAGAAAGGTTTTGCTGAGTTTCAGCTTCACCACGAAGTGTGTCACGCAAGCCTTGCAACTTGCTGGCTTTTTCTGTGTCACCGGCTTCTGTTGCTTCCTCTATCTGTTTGTCCAACTTGACAATCACTTTGATGAGTTTTTCCAAAGTGTCTTGGGATTGTTTTTCCTGTTCTTCACGATTTTGTGGAATTTTTTCTAAAGCTTTCAGAATGTCCAACAACACCTCTTCTTGTGAGTCAGACATCACTTCAATGGCAGCTGCAACTGCAGCAACATTTTGTGCTGTGTCTACGGATTGTGTGGGCTCTTCTTTTGCCGGCATATCTCTGGACTGCAAGATATCCGCTCGAATGGTTTTTGCCACTTCCTTTTTTGTCTTTTTTACTTTGCTAGCTGCTGTAGATTTGGCCATTTAAGTTACTCGTTATTTTTCTTTTCCAAGTATTTTAGTAGTAATCCTATGTAAGTCTCTCTTTCCCATGGCATCATGTTTTCAATTTCTGTCAAAGAATATTTGTGTATATGCATCAACAAGAAATTGGTCTTGTAGAAATTCACCAAATTGTCATGAGAAAGAGTTATCCGAAAAAATGATTGATTCCATCCACCACAAGGTTGTTGTGTTTGTTACAGGCCTTGCATGTGAATGAAATTTGTTTCCGCAACACAGGCATATTCTTGTAAAATCCTTCAAACGGTGCAAACTGTTCAGGTGTCAGATTGTCAATAAATTCCAATAACTCTGCCTGACTGTTACCATCATTCACAAACATTTCATCTTCATTGTACACCTTGGTGATGCAATCTGCCACCACAGCATACAACGTTTCTTCTGCATCTGTCTCAAACAAGGCAGCATAATGTTCCAATGTTGGATATCTCATCTCCACTTTAGTGGACGCATCCAATGCTATAGTTTTGCTCAATCCAGGATTCACCACCTCAAAATCTGCTACATTCAATGTGTAGGGTTGTTTGGCTTGGCATTCTCCACATACCAAATATAAATCTATTTCTTCACCTACAGACTTACCACGAATTTGTAAAAACAACCATTGCATGTCTGCCAAACAATATTCATGTATATTCACCTTATCATAGGTACAAGACAACACCACATCTTTCAGTGCATGTATCACGTCCTCGGTGTTTTCACTTTCACTTGCCAACAATAATATTTTTTCTTCCTTCACTAGAAAAGGTCTGAAGTTCACTTTCTCTCCTGTGACTGGCAGAGTGGTTGTGAATGTCGGAACTTTTACCTTAGGTATACTCATATCATCTCCTTGTGTTAACCACGTCCAAATAATCTAGTTGCACTATTTTTTACTCCTGCCTTCAAATCTACACCCAACTTACTCAAATCAGTCTTGGGTATTTTGTCTGTGTACTTCTGCAATCCCTTGGCCATGTTCTTTGAAATGTTGTTTGCTGTGTCCTCACCTGACAATGCCACCTTGGCAATGGCGTATTCATAATGATGATATGTGAAAGTGACGCTCAACCGTTGCACACCTACATTATCCCATCCTAGTGGCATCGTGACCACACTCTTGGGCCAGGCATCCACCAATGTGACTTGACAAACAATCTGGTCAGCATCTGTCAACAGTTCCAATATAGGAGCTGCTATACTACGAACAGCACCAAATGCCTGAGACTTCAATTTAGTGAATTTATTGTCTAGAGTTCTTTTACCACGCATGAACAATTTGTCCACCGCAAGACTAGTTCCTTTGTTGCTGGTGGTGACTTTATCACGCAACCCCAAATCCATTTGTGTTGGACTCCAGTTGAATAATGCTTCTCCTGGAATACCTGCAGGTATCAACACATTCAAAGTTATGTTTTTGACGTAATCGTTGTAGAATCCCACTTCATTGCTAGTATCCTTTTCAAAAGCTGACACACAGTCATTCATCCAGTTTTCCATCACAGCTCGCGGTGTGTAGTCTGTGTCCATGAGAAATTCCAATGTCATTTCTTGACCATAATCTGCTGTGTGCGCAAATTGTCTGTCCAATCCATTGATTCTGAGTGCTCTAGTAGCGATGTTTCTACCAGGCAAAGAAGCTTGATGACACAACAATGTGAGTGTTTCACCTTGGCTCACACCTGGAAAATCCACGAAAAATCTTTCAGAACGAGCCAAATTGTTTTGTTTGATGAATGCGATGAATTGTAGAAGTGAAGGAATCTTCACACTTTCAATTTGTTTCACCTGAGGGGCAGCCGTTCCTGTATCTCCTTCTGGTTTCACAGGTTTGGTAAGATTTACTAAACCTTTAGCTGTATTCTTGATAACATTTCCTATCGCGTTAAGACTCATTAAATTTTGCTCCGTGCGTCGTTGAACACTTGATTACGTGAGGCTTTTTCGAAATTGTCAATGGGTAACATGATGGTTTTTCTCCAATCTTTAGGATAGATTTTCATAAATCTGGAACCCAGTTGTTCATACAAGTACCGTTTCACTGCCACATTGGCACCTGGATATCGTGTGAAATTACTCAACAACTTCCAAGTCACCATCATTCTGGTATCTTCACCCATGGTTTCATCATTTACCAGTTCCAACATTCTGTCCAACAACTTCATTCGAAACAATGGTGGAAGATAATGCATGTTCAATCCAAAAAATCCTTCAGGTACTTTTCTGAACACCACGACTACAGGTAGTGTGTCATAGTATGGTAGTTTGGCAGACATCTTGGGATCGTACATGAACAAATACATTTGACCAGTGATGATGGTGTTGACAAATTCACCGATGTCACTTTTCAATACTTTTTGTGGTTGGATATTGGTCATACCCAACTTTCGAATCATGTCCTGGTACCACCGGAACGTGCTAGTGGGTGTTTCTCGGTCTCGCAGTTGTTGAATGGATTTGTTTAGCATTATGGTGAAATTCAGGGCTTGACTACTACTTGACAAGGTGATAAATTCACTATGTCCGGTATGAAGTTAAAAACTACTTACTATTTATAAGTAGTCCCTAAATCCTTCTCTGTAATCAGCATAAACTCCCATCCGTTCTGAGAAGCAAAACGCCGTGCTGCTGTCCATTTGGCATTATTCACTCCCCACTGCTTCACTTCCGAGATGAAGCGTTGGGTTTTTCTTTGTGGAATGTTGGGTGGTACAGTGAAACGGTAGGGCTTCACTTCCACCAGATATTTTTTTCGTTTGCCAGTTTTGTCCTGAACTTCTATGTAAAAGTCCACATAGTATCTGTGAACCAATCCATCTGCTGGACTGACATAGGGAATGACAATTTCTTCACTGGCCCATCGTAACACAGCATCATTGTTGTCACACCATTTCATGAATTTCAATTCATAACTGCTGCGATAGATGATTTCCATGACATCCCCGACATATTTCTTGGGGTTGTTCGGGATGAATCTTCCTTTGTATGTGTCTTTGGTATAAGCCATATAAATATCTGTAAAGTATTCCCAAGGAAACTATTTATGGCCAAATATCGAAGTGCAAACACCCTGACACCTGGCAATGCCATTACAGGTTTAGAAGCCAATGAACTGACAGTGTACAGATATCCTCAGGATGTGGGCAGTGAAACCACGCCGCATTACATGATGTTCTACATCTCAGAACGTTCTGGTGTCACTCCCAAGGAACAATTGGCAAGTGACAAGGCTGTGAAAGCATTAAATCTTGTGGAACCCAGCTCACAATTTCGTCCAGAAACACAAGTGGGTCCAGTTGCGGCCGCAGCTGTGTCAGGAGCTGCAGGTGCTGTAGGTGGTGCCAGTGTGGCTAGAGGAGTTGCCAGAAGAACTACTAGTTTCTTTGGGTTGAATCAAAAAACAGGTGTTAGGGTTATTGACACCACGAAACAAAATTTAGCCAACGTTGCCACAACTGGAGCTACTGTAGCAGGTGGTGTAGCCGGTGGTACCCTCGCCGCCACAGTAGCCACAGCTGAAGGTGGTTCTGCCAGAGATGCAAAATTTTTGAAATACGTTGTGGCATTGTACATGAACAACAAACCCAGAACTGAATACAATGCCACGTGGGCAGATGAAGATTTAGGAGCTTTAGGAGGCATGGCAAGTGAAGCTGCTGGTGCAATAAGAGGTATAATGACTGGTAACGGTGACGGTATGGCCGGCCGTGCCTCAGCTGCTTTGGACGCTATCAAAACCGCAGGTGGCGCAGGTGCAGCTATTGCATTGCAAAATGCTGACAGTGCCATGAATGAAATGGGATTGGGTGGCATGGGTAGTATTGCTTCTGCAGCCAGTGCATTTTCTGGAACTGCTGTAAATCCTTTCAAATCACAGTTGTTCAAGACCATGAATTTTCGTACCTTCAATTTTGATTACACATTCATTCCAAAAAATGATTATGAAATGAATCAAGTGTTGGATATCATTGATTTATTCAAATACTATATGCATCCTACACTAGGTGACGAAAAATTTTTCGTGTCCTATCCTGCTGAATTTCAGATTGAATATCACTTCAAAGATGAAGGAAGAAACACCAATTTGTTTAGAACCAGTAGCTGTGCACTCACCAACATGAAAGTGGAATATGGTGGCAGTGATTTCATATCTGTACGTGGTACTGGTGGTGCTCCTTCAGAAATTTCTCTATCATTGACTTTTTTGGAATTGGAATTGTTGTTTCGCGACCGCATTGCTACTGCTGGGTTCTAATCATGGACTACTTTTCACGATTTCCTGCAGTACTGGTTCAAAGCAACAACAAACCCATCATCATCACGGATTTTCTTCGTCGAGTTTCCTTGTCAGAAAAATTTCGTGAAAACACAGTGTTCATGGATCAACATCTAGTGAAAGATGGTGAAACACCTGAAATGGTGAGCAATTTGTTCTACGGAAAACCAATGTATCACTGGTTGGTGTTGCTGGTGAATGACATCACCAATCCCAGAGAAGAATGGCCTATCCCAGATGCACAAGTTACAGACTTGGTGTATCTGAAGTATGATTTCAAAATTGAAGTGCCGGATTCATCAGAATATGCTGCTGATGATGTCATCACCTCAGACAATGATGGAAAGTTTCTGGTAACTAAAATTGTAGATGATGTTGTACACATGCGTTCTCAGGTGGGAAAAATTATTCTAACAACAGACAATGTGTTGAACAACATCACGCAAGAAACAGAAGATTTGCCTATCAGTTCTGTAACGGATCCAGAAGAAGATGTGCATCATTATTATGATACAGAAATAGGATACATTGTGGATGAAGGATATTCTGCCTCCACCAATCCTGTCACAAACTATCAACATGAAGTGGATGTGAATGATGCCAAAAGACCCATCAAAGTGTTGAGCAGCCTGTATGTAGAAGCTGTGGTACAACAATTCACTGATTTAATTAATGGTGATGGATAATGCCGGATGCAATTCTAGAAGCAGGTGATATCAAAATTGAAGAAATATCTGTAACTGCGGGCGGTAAAAAATTTGACATTCGTAACCTGGTGTTGGAAACATCCATCTACGAGGACATTTTTTCCAGTGTGATGACTGGATACATCGTGGTTAAAGACTCTGCCAGCTTCATCACACAATTGCCCTTGGCAGGTATTGAACAAGTCACAATACAATTTCGAACACCGCAATTTCGAGAAAGTGTGTTTAAAAAGCAGTTCTATGTGAATGGTGTGGAAGAACGTATTATAGACAACACACAACAAATATACAGCATCAGTTTGATTTCATTGGAAGCATTAACAGACAACATCACACGTATCAGTAAACAGTTTTCTGGAAAAACTCATGAAATCATTCAGGCTGTGTTTAACAAATACCTGAAAGATAAAAAAGAATTAAAAATTCTAGAGGAACATCTGTCCAGCACTACTGTGGTGTCACCTTACTGGTCACCATTGAAATTAATCAACTGGATAGTCACCAGAAGTTACAAAAATGCTCCTAATGTGGTGTTCTTTGAAGGCAACAAAAATTTCTATTTGACTAGCATTGAACACTTGATTCGCCAGGGTGTAAGCAATCCATATGACACATTTCAATACAGTGCCACTGCGGCCACAGAAGAAGCATTGAATGTTAGTGTTCAATTCAGAAGAATTTTGAACATCAGTCCTTCCACATTTTTTGACGTGTTTCAAGCTCAAGATTTTGGATACTATGCTAGCAATTTGATAACTCATGACATCACGTTGAAACAATATTATGAAAATTTTCATAATCAGTTTGAATATCATAACAAAGTGTTGAATTTGCATGATACAGGAAAATCTCAAACATTTCCTCAAACAATACCAAGAAAACCAGATATGTTTCGTCGTGTAAGAACCAAACAATACAGCATGTTTGAAGAAACCAAGGATCCATTGTTTGAAAAATGGGCAGCACAAAGAAACAGTTTGATGTATGAAGCCAGTAACTTTCATTTGATGGTTGAAGTCCTAGGAAGAACAGACATGGAAGTGGGAAAAGTAGTTGTTCTGAACATTCCGAAATCAACAGAACGTGATTTAAATCAAGCAACTGGTAGAGATTTAATAGACCAATATCTTTCAGGAAACTATCTGGTGACAGCTATTCGGCATAGCATTGTGGCTAAAAAGCATACAATGTACATGGAAGTCATGAAAGATTCATATCAAAAGGAACTACCATAATATGGAAAACATTTACGGCAATGGATTTTTCTGGTGGGTGGGTGTTGTTGAAGATAGAAATGACCCACTTTTTTTAGGTAGATGTAAAGTTCGCTGTGTTGGTTATCACACCGCAGACAAAGTAGAACTACCCACTTATAGTTTGCCATGGGCATATCCCATGCAACCCATCACCTCTGCTGCCATGTCAGGTATTGGAACCACACCTATAGGTCCAGTGGAAGGCACTTGGGTTGTGGGATTCTTCCGAGATGGTGAAGATTGTCAAGAACCTTTGATAATGGGAACCATTGGTGGTGTCATGGCTCGTTCCTACTATGACAAGTTGAAAAACACCAGTAATTATGGATTCCAAGATCCCACCAACAAATATCCACTCCCTGAATACATCAATGAACCTGACACCAATCGTTTAGCCAGAAATCAAAAAGTACAAGAAACCATTGTTGAAAAAAAGAAGGAGGCACGTGTCACTTTAGTGGATGTTGCCAATAACGGTGGTACCTGGGAACAACCAGAAATTCCTTACGGCCCGAAATATCCTTACAATCATGTAACACAAACAGAAAGCGGTCATGTTATTGAACTGGATGATAGTCCTGGTGCTGAAAGATTACACATCTATCACACCAAAGGAACTTATGTAGAAGTGGATGGAGCCGGTACTATGATTCGTCATATTGTCGGTGATGATTATCACATCATTGATTGTAATGGTTTTGTTAATATCAAAGGTAAAGCCAATATCACTGTGGAAGGTAGTTGCAACATTTATGTGAAAAACAATTGCAATTTGCAGGTGGATGGAAACCTAAAAACACAAGTACACGGTGATTATGAATTGAATGTGGCAGGAAAAATTGATATGATTGCAGGCAAAGATGTCAATGTTGATACCAAGGGATCTATTGATGTGGTTTCTTCTTCTGACATTAGCATAAATTCAGGATCCAATTTGAAATTGGAAGCTGCCACAAAAACTTCTCTCACCAGTCCCATCACATCAGGAAACATCATTCAAGGTACATTCAAAGGAGCCTTGTCAGTTTCTCCTCCAACACCTGTTCCTTACACCGCAGCCACACCTGCTGACGCAGTTGAGGAAAAAACACCGGAAGAACCAGAAATCACACCTCCTGGATTCACACTGACACCTGAACAACGTGCTGCTTATTTTGCTGAAGCATTGGAAGCCAGAGCTTTAGATGACCCAATGTCCCAAGAATATGCATCATTGAAACAATCTGAAGGAGATGTGGCAGAAGTCATTTCTGCCCCTGCATCCAATCCTGAACCACAACAAGCCACATGTGAGCTTGCCAAGCAAGTTATTGAAGAAGCCATGAAACACGTTGGTATGTTGGAAACAGGTACTGGTGCAGGAGCAGCAAAAAACACAGGTGGTAAGGTAGGTGGCGGTGAACTACCCGCCGGGCAGTTAGGCATCATAGATGAAATGGTGAAGAGCACCACATCTTATGCATTCCATCAACAACAATTGAAAAACACAGGTAAAGGTGTTGAGTGGTGTGCTTCAGCTGTGACCTATTGGTGGAAAGCTGCAGGTGCTCCAACACCTCCCAAAGATCCAGCTGCCTGCCGTGGTTGGCATGAATGGGGAGAGGCTAAAGGTCTATTGTCTAATACACCCAAGTTGGGAGCTGCTATTTTATATTATGGTGATCCAGCCAGACCCAACCATGCCAATCACATAGGTATCGTGGCTGGCATCTATCCAGATGCAGCTCCTGACAAACGATTAAAAACTATTGAAGGAAACACCACTGGGGGAGCTGGATTCGATCGCTCAGGATGTGGATGTTTTGTGAAGTATCCTAATCCCGGCAGAAAGATGAAATTTGTTCATCTTCCAGATAGCTGTCAGGAACCCGCCCCCGCTGCAACAGTTACGGATGATTGTCTATCACCAGCAATGGCTACTTACATAGAAAAATTGAAGAACAAAATCCCAGAAACAGTGCGGCTACAGATTCCTGAAGTGGTGTGTAAATTCAAAATCAACACACCACAACGTCTGTCTCACTTCCTGGCACAATGTTCACATGAGTCCGGTCATTTCAAAGCGGTGCAAGAAAATCTAAACTACAGCTGGAAAAGTTTAAGAGCTGTTTTTGGCAAATATTTCCCTACTGATGAGATAGCCAAACAATATGAAAGACAGCCTGAAAGAATTGCTAGTCGCGCCTATGCTAATAGAATAGGTAATGGCCCAGAAGCCTCAGGTGAAGGATTCAAGTATCGTGGTCGTGGTTACATTCAATTGACGGGTAAATCCAACTATATAGCATTCAGGAAGTTTGTTCCTGACGATGTGGTGGCCAACCCTGACCTGGTAGCCACCAAATATCCTTTGTTGTCAGCTGCCTGGTTCTGGAGCACCAGAAATCTTAACTCCAAGGCAGACGGAGGTCTGGAAGCTGTCTCTCCTGTAACTAAAGTTGTGAACGGTGGGTACAATGGATTGGCAGACCGTCAGAAGGAATTCAACAAGTTTATAGCCCTCGCATAACCATATAAATATTCAATAAAATGCCTATTCTTTCTCCCAACAAACTGTACAAAGATTTGGACTTGTCTTTTGCAGCACATCCACAAACTCAGGATGTGTTGAAAAAAATAGATGCCAATTCTATAAAACAATCTTTGAAATTATTGTTGAACACCAACTTGGGAGAAAGATTGTTTCAACCTAACATTGGGTCACCTTTACGTAATTTGTTGTTTGAGCCTGTGGATGCTATCACAACCATGGCTATAAAACGTAGTATTGAAAACACCATCAGTTTGTATGAGCCTCGCATTGCTTTGGAACAAGTGGTGGTGTTTCCTTTTGAAGATGACAATGCCTATGAGATTTCTCTGTATTTCACTGTCATAGGTATCAATCAACCAACTTCCCTTACGGTTACTTTAGAGAGATTACGATAATGGCTGAACTAAATGTCACAGAGCTAGATTTTGACACTATTAAAAACAATCTACGAACCTATCTGGCAGCACAAACTGAATTCACAGATTATGACTTCAGTGGTTCTGCTTTGAGTTTGTTGTTGGATGTGTTGGCATACAACACACATTACAATGCTGTGTTGGCAAATCTTCAAGCCAATGAGATGTTCATTGATACAGCCATCAAAAGAACATCTGTGGTGTCATTGGCTAAGATGTTGGGATACAGTCCAAGGTCCACAACTTCAGCAAAAGCCACCGTGGATCTGATAGTAACAAAGGATGTCACAGCAGGTAACACATTAAGCATTACTAATAGCACTAAATTTAATGCAGCTATAAATGGAGAAACCTACACCTTTAATGTGAATGAAAATCAAACAGCCACAGTAAGTGAAGGTGAGGTGTTTGTGTTTGAAGATGTGGAACTGATTGAAGGAATCTATCTTTCCAACACATTTTTGATTGGTTCAGACAACACATCTGGACCTTTGATTATTCCTAATGGAAACGTAGACACCACGACAATACAAGTTGCTGTTCAAACTTCCTCAGCCGACCTGTCATCAACAGATTGGTCCAAAACATCATCTATAGTAAATATAACTGACACCAGCAAAGTGTTCTTCGTGGAAGAAAACAATTCAGGTCAATATCACATTGTGTTTGGTGATGGCAATGTTGGTGCTACACTTATACCTGGAAACATTGTGACTGTGACCTACCTTGTGTCTGAAGGTTCTGCACCAAATGGCGCCAGAGATTTTTCTCTTATTGGTGATATTGATGGAGAAACTGAGGTTACCATAACTTTGGTTTCACCCGCAACAGGTGGTTCTTTCAGAGAATCAGTTGATAGTATTCGTTTCAATGCACCCAAGTTCAATGCCAACAGAAACAGAGCTGTTACAGCAGCAGATTATCGAACATTAATCAAACAAAATTTTTCTAAAGCCAGAGAAGTCACTGTTTGGGGAGGAGAAGAAAATGATCCTCCAGTTTACGGTACCGTGTTCATTTCTGTTGATCCCATCACGAACGCAGTCATAACTAATGCTGATAAAGACTTCATCAAAGAAACCATTCTTCGTCCACGAAGTGTGATGAGCATCAAACATGAGTTTGTGGATCCAGAATATGTTTATCTTGGTTTGCAAGGTATTGTGAATTACAATCCTAAATTGACCTCATTGAAAGCTTCAGAATTGAGTTCATTGGTGATTGCAGGTATTCAAGATTATTTTGACAATGAATTGGGTACTTTGGACAGAACGTTCTTTTTGTCTAAAATTTCAGAAACCGTGAAACAATTGAACACTTCCATTGTAGGTTCTGTGTTTCAAATTCGACTACAAAAACGTGTTGTTATTGGAACTAGTGATACATCTGGATATTCTGAAACATTGAATTTTTTAACTGCTATTGAGCCAGAGACCTTCAGAAGCAGTAACTTCATCACTACAGTAAATAACCTATCATATTTTGGACATCTACAAGATTTTGCCAATGATGTTATTGCAAATAGGGATGGAGAAGGAACTATAAAATTTGTGGACCAAGATACACGTTTACCTATTGCAAATGTAGGCACCATTAATTACAATCAAGGAATTGTAACACTGCGAAATGTTATTGTCACAGAATATGTGGGTAATGTAAATGAAGTGTATGTAAATGTACAACCTCAACCACTATATCAAAACATTTCCAGTAGTATTGTTCGTACAGCTGAGACAGCTACAAGTTCTATAGAAGCAACTCCTTCCAGAAATAACATTCTAACACTAGATGATAGTGAAAGCAATTCAGAAGCTAATATTTCAGCAGGTTTGATTATTAGCTGTCGTCCATTCACACAATAACAATGTCTATCAAGAGAAAGTTACATCATCTGATTTCCGGGCAAATCCCGGAATTTGTGCGGGTGGAACACCCGCAGTTTGTAACATTTCTGGAATATTATTATAAATTTCTGGAACAAGAGGGTGAAGCTCATGATGTTCTGTTAAGTAATTCTGATTGGACAGATATTGACATCACACTAGATGCCTTCATTCCATATTTCAGAGCTCAATTCACTCATGATTTTCCCAGTGACACCGTCCTTGCCAACAGAAAATTAATCAAGTACATCAATCAGTACTATGAAGCCAAGGGATCAGAAACAGCCACGGAAATGTTTTTCCGTTTCATGTTCAATGACACAGCTGAAGTAAAATATCCAGGTGATTTTATCCTTCGCGCCTCAGACGGTCGATGGAGCAGAAAACGTTTCATCAAAGTGGAAACCACCAGATTCCCTGATGAAAACATCTTTGAGTTGAAGGAAAAAATCATCACCTTGTCCTATCTGGAATTCATTTCAGGTGCAGGTAATTTCTCCAGAACCACTACAACACGATGTTTGGATGTGTATGAAACCTCTCGTCCCAACATCTATCAGTTGGAAGTGGACATCAATCCTGATTTTGTGTTTCCGGATGATATTTCTGCTGACACTGATTTGGCTGTCAGTCTGGGTAACTATGATACACACGTGTACGTGCAATTTGTTGGTGACACCACCACCACCTATGGCACCATTTCCAAACAGTTGACCCGTGTAGTAAGTGTTGATGAAGCAGGTAGCAGGTTCCGTCGAGATGACACCTTTTTCATCTCAGAAACAGGTATTGAAGGGTTGTACTTTGCAGGCGACTACACAGAAGTCACCACAGGTTCTGCTGCCTACGCCTTTGAATCTTTACAGAACAACGCCATTGTTCGTGTGGTGAAAACTGAAAACACCTTTGCTGAACAATACTTCCTGGAAGATTACACTTTGTTTGGTGATTATGCTTCAGCTCCCACACGTGGTAAAATCAAGTTGTTGTCCATTGTGGATAGTGGTGAAAAGTTCCTGGTTCGCAAGACAGGTGTGATTGAATCTGTCACCATTCTGGATGGTGGTTCTGGATATGCTGTGGGTGCCACAGCAGTAAATCTGGTGGGCGACGGTACAGGTGCTGAGTTCCGTGTGTTGGTGGCTGATGGAGAAATCACACAGGTCACTGTGGTGAATGGTGGTGCCAACTATAGCAGTGAATTGGATCTCATCACAGGACTTCCATTGACCACATTGACAGCATCTGGTTCTGGAACAGGTGCTGTGTTGGAACTGAACATCTCCACAGACTTCACACCGGTGGAAACATTCACCGTGGATGTCAACAATGGTCGTTCTGGTTCCTCTACCGCCACCATCACCTTCAGCACAGGTCACATCTATCATGCACCAGGTGAGTATGTGGATAATGCAGGCTTCTTGTCTGACATCATTAAACTGCAAGACAATGACTACTACCAGCCTTATTCCTATGTCATTGAAACCACAGAACAGTTGTCCAACTGGAAAAACATCTACTTAAAGAGCACACACCCTGCAGGGTTCAAGATGTTTGCCAATCTGTTGCTCACAGGTGACATCATACCTCCCACCGTCACAATAGAAGATGAATTTGACCAGGTGGATATTGAAGACCTCCCATACCGTGAACTGGAAGACACGGTCACAGCGTCAGAACTGGTGCTCAAGACCATCAGCAAGCCATTCACTGAATCAGTAACCTTGAGTGAAACATTCAATGCTTCGCTCGTAATTCTAGAAACCTTAACAGACACCTTCAACAGTTCAGACTTGATGACATTCAACAACAGCATCAGTAAGACTGATACTGTTAACAGTGCTGATGTGTTGACCATTTCATTAGAGCCTATAGCCACAGATGGTGTCACTGTGTCTGAAAATGTGATACTCAGCAGTGCCATTGTGTTGGCAGATTCCGTGGGTGTCACAGACACATTGAATTACAATTTCAATCAACAGAATGACGCCACATCTGATTTGCAAGATGATGTGTCCATGAATGATGCAACAGCATTCACAGTGACCAAGCCATTCTCTGATGATGTGGTAACCTCAGACGTGTCTGTGAATTCTGTGGAACCATTCAAGACTGATGCTATAGGCACGACAGAAATTGTCACCTTGAATACAGAAATGGCATTCACAGACACCCTTAATGTGTCTGACATCATGGTCAGAAACTTCAACCAACAGAATGACGCCACATCTGATTTACAAGAAGATGTGTCCTTCTCTGATGAGTTGACATTGAACACCAATTATGTGTTCACAGACAGTTTCAACCAGACTGATGCCAGTGTTGTGAATGTGAATTTAAACAAGACAGACACCATCAGCACCTCAGATGTATTGACCAAGAATGTTGATTACACGTTAGTTGATACACAAAACAACACGGATAATTTGTCTTTGGATGTCAGCACTCCATTGACTGATTCTGTTTCAACATCAGACAATGTGAACTTGTTGATTGTGATTCCACTAACTCTGGCAGATAACGCCTCCATGTCTGACGTGGTTGTGAAGGAATTGGAATTCACCTTGTCGGATACTGTTACATTGTCTGACACCATGGTCAGAAACTTCAACCAACAGAATGATGCATCCAGTGACCTGCAAGAAGATGTAACAGTGGGAGATGATGTAGAATTGAATCTGGATTATGTGATTCCCACAGACACCATCACAATCAGTGACGCAGACGACAAAGATGTAGAAAAGGATGTCACAGACAGCATCACCCCGACAGATGTTGGGGGAGATATAGTTCTAGAAAGTTATTTTGAGGCAAATTACACAACCACACAAACCACTACATCCACTTACGTGGGAACCACTAGCAGTTTCTAAATTTTGTATAAATACTAGTATTGATTCGTAGTTTCATCAACTTAAAACCAGAGGAAAACAATGGAAGAACTAATCAAAGCAACCGGTAAGGTGAAGATTGTAGTACATGATGAAAATGGTGTAGTAAAAGAAGAACGGAACATTGACAATCTAGTGGTGACTGTAGGTAAAGCATACATCTCTTCACGTATGATTGGCACATCTTCAGGTGTGATGTCACACATGGAAGTGGGTACAGACAACACAGCAGCAGCAGCTGGCAACACCACTCTAGGTGCAGCTGTGGCAGGCTCACGTACTTCTTTGACATCATCAACACAAACCACCTCATCAACCGCCAACGACTCTGTGCAATATGTTTGTACATTCGCAGCCGGTACAGGTACAGGTGCTCTAGTGGAAGCAGGTATCTTCAATGCTTCATCAGCAGGTACCATGTTGTGCCGCACTGTGTTCTCAGTAGTGAACAAAGGTGCATCAGACGCTATGACCATCACTTGGACTGTCACACTTTCATAATTAAAAACTAATGCCAGCATTATTGCCGATTAGGTTCCGGACGGAACTTGCACGCAGTTTTCACCGAGATATTGTAAACACATTGAATGTCCCTAGTGGAGAGTTGAACACTCTGAACACTTTGGACACCACAATGTACACCTATTCGGCAACTGCTGGAGACACTACATTCACAGGTGAGGACATCAAAGGTAAAACTTTGACATACACACCTGGAAGAATTGAAGTCTTTGTAGATGGTGACAAAGTGTTAACTGAGGACTACATTGCCACAGATGGTACCAGTGTGGAACTTCTGACACCCATAGGTGAAGAAGTCACCACACTCACCATCAATGGAATAGAATTCGCGGCCGCTGATGTGGATGACGGTGCAGACACCATCACCTACGTGGATCATGGATTCAATGAAGGTGACAAGGTGATTTATTTCGAAAATGGCGCCGCAGCTGGCATCACCAATCTGGTGAACGCTGTGTCCTATTTCATTATTGTGATAGATGATGACACCATCAAACTGGCAACAAGTCGGGCATTTGCCATTGCATCCTCACCTACTGCCATCAATATAAATGCATCCGCTGCATCAGGTTCTGCCTTTCAACTGATTCTTGTGGAAGAATACATTGAAGGTGCTGCAGTGGATGAACAACTGTTGAATTTACATGGTGTGAATGTGTTAACCTCAGGTGTGAACACAGCCACAGAAACCATCACCAGTTCCTCCCATGGATTTTCTAACGGTGATATAGTTAGTTACTTTTCCAATGGTGGCACTGCCATCGGAGGATTGGTAAATGAGACTGAATACTTTGTGGTGGGAGCCACCGCAAACACCTTCCAAGTGTCCTCGACATCTGGAGGATCAGCCATCAATCTCACAGGCACAGGAAACAGTGCACAAGCATTTCTGAAAATTGACAACACATTCTATCTACCTGACCATGGTTTTGTGACTGGACAAGAAGTCACATACACGGAAGATTCTGGCTCAATTGCAACATTGACAGATAGCACTAATTATTTCATCATCAAAGTGACAGCCGATACCATCAAGTTGGCCACTACATTTGCCAATGCTGATGCTGGTACTGCCATCAACATCACTCCTCTATTCGGACTGGGTGACACCACGTTGACAGGTCCCTTGGATCAAACTGTGACCATCAACACCTTCACCATAACCAATTTTCCCAACCCACATGATTTCTTCTACGTGTTCTTGTCTCGTCCTTTGGAATGGGCAACAGAACCTACAGCACCTACTCCTGTGGACACACGTTCTGAGGACAGTTCTGTAAAGAGAAACATTTTAGGTGTGAAGAAGGTGAATCCTAGTGATATTACATTGATGGCAAGAAGAATTGATTGGGAAGCTGACACCATCTATGTGCAATATGATGACACTGTGGATATATCAGATGAAGATTTCTATGCGTTCAACAGTAACAATTTCAGAATCTACAAGTGTTTGGACAACAACAATGGCAATCCATCCACAGTGCTACCTGCCTTCTCAGAAGTGGGTCCTAAAACATTGTCTGATGGATACACCTGGCAGTTGATGTATGAAGTTCCTGCTGCAGACCGTGTGAAATTTCTGAATGATGATTACATCCCAGTGAAATTCTATGGTACATCCACACGATTTGACCATAACGGCACCATCAGTGAAATAATTCTAGATTCCCAAGGATCCAGCTACACCACAACACCAACAGTCATCATTGTAGGTGATGGTGTTGGTGCTGAAGCCACAGCTGAGATATCCGCAGGTCTGGTTACAGAATTGAATCTCACTGATGGCGGTTCTGGATACAGCTTTGCATTTGTGTTGATTCTTGGTGGTGGTGGTACAGGTGCTTCAGGTTCTGTGGTTATTGAAACCACAGACTTGCCCAACATTGTGAATCAAAATGTTGCTGGATATGCTGTTGCCACCAACGGACAAATTGATTTCATAGAAATTGTTGATGGTGGTTCCGGATATGTTCAAGCCACCACTAGTGTGTCCATCAACGGTGATGGCACTGGAGCTGCAGCTGAGTTGACAGTGGTGGATGGTGAAATCACTGCCGTCACCATCACAGACCGTGGCACAGGATACTCATTTGCTGAATTGAACATCAGTGGTGATGGCACAGAGGGTGAACTTCGTGCCGTGATTTCACCTCAAGGCGGTCATGGTTCCAATATTCCACAAGAATTGTTTGCCACAACAATAGGCATCGCAGTAGCCATTGAAGATTTTCAAGAAGATTTTTTCCTAGAAAATGATTTTCGTCAATATGGCGTCATCAAAAACATTAAGACATTTGACAATGAAACTTTGTTCTCTGCCAACACAGGTAACGCATGTTTCGTGATAACAGTGCCTGATGGAACCAAATACAATCTTGATGATGTTGTGACTACAGATAGTAATGGAGAGTACATCGTGGCATATGTGGACAACACAACTGTTTATCTGCTACCAGTGATAAATAATATCAGTGATGAATCCATATTGGAAAATGTCACAACAGGTGAATCTGGGTTGACCATCACCTCATTGGTTGAGCCTGAAATTTCTCAACGTGCAGGTGAAGTTATCTATCTGAGTAATATCGCACCATTGGTGCGTCAGTCTGAACAAACAGAAACATTCAAATTGTTTATCAACTTCTAATAACACATGGCCAAGCTTAATCTCAACACCTATCCATACTATGATGACTTTGATTTGAACAAGAACTTTCACAAGGTTCTGTTCAAACCAGGGTTTTCAGTTCAAGCTCGTGAGCTAACACAACTTCAAACCATCCTACAGGATCAAGTCAAGAGATTTGGTGACAACATCTTCAAGGAAGGTAGTGTGATTTCTGGATGTCCAGAATCCACAAACTTTAGTGTGGATGTTGTGAAAATTCTTGATACTGATACTTCCGGTCAAGAAATCACAGACGAAAATTTGTTGGCATTGGAAGGAAAAACATTGGTAGGTGCTGATGATAATGTAAAAGCTGTTGTGAAGAAGGTGGCTACTGGTAGTGAAACCACCACATACAAGGCATTGTTCCTCCAGTACATCTCACAAGGTGATAGTGGTACCACAGAAACATTTGCTGCTGATGAAGTGCTCACCCAAGATGATGATGAAAACATCACAGTAATCATTGCTGACGTTTCAGAAACACCTATCACCAAGGGTTCATTGTTCTCTGTGGGTGATGGTGTGGTGTATGCCAACGGCTTCTTCATTCGTCATTACGCACAAACCATCGTGTTGGAAAAGTACAGTGAGACACCTAGCAAAAAAGTAGGTTTCTCAGTAAATGAAGAAATCATCACCTCTGATGATGATGAAACATTGTTGGATCCAGCACAAGGTGCATTCAATTACACTGCTCCAGGTGCTGATAGATTCAAACTGTCTACTGAATTGGTGGCTTTCCCTATCAATGAAACAGTGGAAGGATTCTTCATTCTGTATGAAGTGAATGCTGGTGCCATCAGCCGTCGGTATGACAGAACACAATTTGCAGAATTAAACAACACATTGGCACGTAGAACCTATGATGAATCAGGTGACTACGTGGTACGTCCTTTCAACTATCATATTCGTGAACATCTTGTGGATGATGACACTGATGGTGTGTACACATCAGGACAAGGTGGTGACAATGGCAAACTGGCCCTAGGAGTGGAACCTGGCAAAGCCTATGTACGAGGCTTTGAATATGAGCTGTTTGCCACCAAATATTTGGATGTTGAGAAGCCCACAAACACCCTTGAAAGAACAGCCGTCAGATTGTCCACAGCCTACGGCAACTATTTGATTGTGGATGAATTGTGTGGTAGTTTTCCTTCCAATGGTGCCTTGATTTCACTACGAGGAACAGCTGCAGGTGCTGTCACAGCCACAACATATTCAGCAACATCAGCTCCAGGTTCAGAAATTGGTACAGCACGTGTTGCCACTGTGGAATACATCACAGGCACACCTGGTGCCGCAGCCGCACAATATCGTGTGTACTTGTATGATATTGAAATGACTGGCGGTAGTGTGGCAGACATTCGTGGATTGTATCGTGATAATGCAGCCAAAGACTTTCATGCTGACGTGGTAACTACTCCTGCTGTGTTGAAAGAATCTACATACTCACCTTACATCTTTCCCACCACATACAATTATGTCAAGACGTTGCAACCCAACACACTTGACAATTCATTCACATACAGAAAACATTTCACATCTGTGGCTGTAGCTGCTAACGGTTCAGCTTCCATCAGTGTGTCAGGTGATGAAACATTCGCTTTCACTTCTGCCACCAACGCCACTATTCTAGCTGAATTCATTGTGGTAGCAGAAACTGCGGTAAGCACAGGTAGTGCTGTTTACACAGCCGGTCAAGTCATCAACATGACTGGTGGCAACATGACTGTGACACCTGGCACCAACACCATCAATTTCAATATTCATACACCTGGTGGTTTGACTGGTTCACCCACGGTGTCTGTGTTGGCTTCAGTGTCACGTTCTGATGTCACTCCCAGAACCAAAACTTTGAACAAAGACCGATACATCAGAATTCAAGCCACCAAGAAACTAGGTTTTGTCAGTGGTAGCACCTACCTAGTGGCAACAGCAAGCACTGGTTCTGCCAACATCACATTTGCATATAACGCTGCTGTGAACATCACTTCAGAAGATTGTCCAGCAGGCAGTAACATCTACACCTCCGCCAATGCTTTGTTGGGCACTGTGTCATCTGTGACAGCAAGAAATGATGGAACTTCAACTGGTCCAATTGTAGTGTTGACAGCCAATTCCGCCGCTAACATCACCACTACAAGTAGCACACCTCTTCGTGTGGTGCATCCAAACTGGGATGTGGTGGCCAAGAAGTTCACCACCTCACCTTCATTGGGTCTGTGTGACATTTATGCGTTGGATTACATCAAGGCAGGTGACGTGGAAACCGCCTGGGCCACCATTGATGCTTCAGGTGATGACTTTACAGGTCAATTCAAAATCAAAAACGGACAAACAGACAGTCATTACAATTTAGGAACTGTGAGTGGAAGCTTCCTGGAAGAACGTCGCTATGTGATTCGTGTGGATCACTTTGTACACAATGCAGGTGCCTTCTTCAATGTGGACAGCTATCCTTTGCCTACACAAGGTGATAGCCCTACCGCCTCAGAAATTGATTGGCACAAGATGCCATTGTACGTAGGTAGTAATGGTAAGAAATATGAAATGAGAGATGTTTTGGATTTCCGTGTCACTGTGGCCAACGTGGCAACTTCCACCACCACACTGACTTCATCCAACATCAATCCTATTGGTTACACCGCATCCACAAAATCCTTCACAGGATTCACACCACATTTTCTTCCTCATCCACAAGAAGAATTCATCACAGATGTTGAATGGAATCTGCCGCGTGTGGACAGAGTGATTCTGGATGCTGATGGCAACTTCACAGTGATTGAAGGACAGGCATCTGAAAATCCCTTGACGCCAAGATTGCCATCCAATTGTATGGATCTAGGTGTGTTGCAACTACCTCCCTTCCCGGCATTGTCACCTAAAGCTGCCAAGTTGGCAGGTCGTCCCGCCAACGCTTCCAGTTTCAGCAAGGCAGCTTTACAACGTCGGTACACCATGGCGGACATTGGTGTGATTGACAAGCGTTTGGGTAATTTGGAAGAATTCACCAAGTTGTCCTTCTTGGAACAAAAGACCATCAACACTCTGATTTACAATGATTCAGGTGAAGAACGATTCAAGAATGGTGTGTTGGTGGATTCATTTGACAGAGCGGACAAAGTCAATATCAATAATGAAACCAATAACTGTTTGATTTTCCGAGGAGTTTTGTCACCTAGATTGGACTCTGACCCAATTGACCTTGAAGTGTCTAGCACCAGCAGTGTGGTGTTGGCTCCTAAAGATGCTAAAATTGTGGTTCGTCAAACAGTAGGTGCCACCAAATTTGCTGTGGGTGAAACAGTGTCACAAGCCACATCAAGTGCCACGGGTGAAATAGAACATATTGTGGAAATTGCACGTGGTGGAAACTTCAAGTGGTCAAGATTGTACTTGGTGAATTGCACAGGAACTTTTGTGGCCAACACGGCATTCACCGTCACAGGCACCACCACCAGCACCACAGGTCTCATCACCTACACCAACATCACAGCAGCCATTTTGGCAGAAGATTTCCGTCCAGACCTGGTGAGTTATCCATCTGATGGTGAAATTGCTACGCTGCCATATGAACATGAAGTGTTCTCTGAAAATCCCTATGCCTCTGAATCTGTGTCTGTGACCAACAATGTGGTTTACGGTTATGAAGGTAGCATCGGATTGATTCCAGCAGAAGATGTTTGGTTTGAACACAGAACACAACCACAAATCATTAATAATTACAACACAGAAGTCATCATCAAGGAAGTGGAGAAACAAGTGGAAGTGGTTCGTCACTTGGAAAAAATTGTAGAAACTTTTGTTCCTACTTGTGTAGGTGTCACCGAGCCAATCATCCTTATCGAGCCCCCTCCTCCCCCTGTCAAAAAGGAAAGACCTCCTGTATTCATTGAACAGGATTGGAATTTGAAGCCCATCAAGATTAACGCTGTGGGTGGTGTTTTAGGACCTCCAGCCATCATTGAAGTCACACCAATAATTTTAGAAGAAGGATTCCCTATCTCCTTGCCAATAGATTCACCTGCTCCTGTAGAAGAAACACCATCAACCTACATCCCCGCAGACCTTGGCGGCGGAGGCAGCGGTGGTCGTGAACCCGTATCATACGGTGGCGGCGGGGTGCCCTCGCTCAGTGGAGAATTCGATCAAATATCTTCTTTTGCTTTCCAAGATGTTAACCAAATTTAACAAAGATAAATCATGACCGAACTCGGCGCCGGACTCCCAACTCTACAACTGCCAACAGATGTACCACTATCCTATATGCGCAGTGCCACCATCAACTTCACTGCCAAGGGATTGAAACCCAACACTCAGGTGTTTCCTTTCTTTGATGGACAGTCAGTCACAGACCATTGCCGTCCTATTGTTGCAACTGCGTTTGGTGGAAATCTTGTCACAAATAATAGCGGTGAACTTGATGGTGTGTTTCGTATTCCTGCTGAAACATTCAAAACTGGCACCAGATTGTTTACACTTATCAATCATCCCACTGATCCAAATGCTCAGACAGATTGTGTAGCCATCACAACATATAATTCATACGGTGCCATCACCTACGATACAGGTAAGATTGCATCCACCAGAGCACCCAACATCACATTCGCTCGTTCCACTTCTCCCAGAGAGTTGTCAGTGGAACGCACTGTTACAGTGAATCCATCCACAACCACCTTCAAGGATCCAATAGCTCAAACCTTCTTTGTGTCTGGTTTGGACAATGGTATTTTCATCACAAAGGTGGATATATACTTCAAGACCAGGCCAACTTCTGCCACAGTGCCCATCACATTGCAAATTCGTACCACTACAAATGGAAATCCAGGTACAGAAATTATTCCTTTCAGCACTGTGACATTGAATCCTAAAGATGTGAATGCATCAACTGATGCTACTGCACCTACACAGTTCACATTTTCATCACCTGTGTACTTGAAGAACAATGAAGAATATGCCATGGTGTTGTTGCCAGCAGGTGGTAGAGAAGGATATGAAGTATGGACTGCTGTGTTGGGTCAAAACAAAATTGGTACAGAAGAAAAAATTGACAAACAACCAGCTGCGGGTCGTTTCTATGTGTCCAGCAACAGCGTAAATTGGACCGTGTCAGAAACCAGTGACATGAAATTCACTATATATCGAGCCAACTTCACTGTGTCCAGCGGTAGTTTGATTTTGAAGAACAAAAAGATTGATTATCTTGGCATCAGTAGCAATTCTGTTGAAATTCTGGCGGGTGACACCTTGACAGGTGGCACCAGTGGTGCCATTGGTTCTGTGTTGTATTTTGACCGATACAACAAAGTGGCACATACAGAAATCACATCTGGTACATTCTCTGAAGGTGAAACTGTAACTATCAAGAGAACATCTACAGCTTCTAGCTCAGGAACTGCTGTGATAACTTTAGAACCATATGAAGATGACGTTGAAGGTAAATTGATTCATCAAATGTCACCTGGCATTTCCTATGTGGAATACAATGATTCTTCTCTTTCATTTGAACATAAAATCTACAATTCTTCTGAAGTGCAACCTGCCGATTTCACACCGATGAAAAAAGAAGGTATTTTCACATTGAGCGAAGAAAAGACGGTGTATTCACACAGTTATGAAACACTGGCAGGTGGGTTGAACATCTCAGACGACACTTTGGGGTCTGTGTTGGTGAAAGTGAACTTTGCCACCAACAATTCCAACATCTCACCCATCGTGGACATCACCAAGTCACAGGTGATTGGATATGAGCATGTGATTCGTAGTGTACGTAGAACATTGTCAGGCACATCCACCTTCAACACTGGCAGCACCACCGTGACAGGTAAAACTTCAGGTGATGAAACTGCTTTCATTGACCAAGTTATCAATGGTTCAGTACTTCGTAATTCTGCAGGCAAGGTGATTGGCGTGGTTCGTGCGGTCACAGCCAGAGACGGCATCACATTGGAATCTAACGCAGCAATTGATGGCACAGATGACATCATCACTGTGGATTACGAAGCCACAGACGTGCAAGGCAATTCCAAGTATCACACCAGACTGGTTTCATTGCCCACTGGATCTGATGCTGATGATTTGTTGGTGTTCTTGGATGCTGAAATTCCATCAGGAGCTGATATCAAAGTGTATGCAAAACTAATAGCACCAGGTGATACCACAGACCCCAAGAACCGTCCTTGGACACAGATGATTGTAAGTGCCAACAGCAACAGTCTAGGTGCTGGAGAGCTGGTGTACAAGTTCAACAAAAATGGTCATGATGAGGACACGGTGGTAGGAGGATTGAACAGCTCTGGTGTGTTTACCTACACATCCAGTGGTTCCACATTCAGTCAATTCACTGCATTTGCTGTGAAAATCGTGATGCTTAGTGTGGATTCCTACTACATTCCTGCGGTGAACAGCATGCGTGCTCTGGCTATAATGGCATAATACCATGGATGAAATTAAAATTCGACGAGACAGTCACAGTTCTGCGGTTGTAAACACTGATTTAGAGGGGTTGGCAGCATATAAAGCCAGACGTTTCAGTAAAGACAAAATGAAAGAACTTGAAACTGATATAAATAGTGTAAAACAAGAATTAACAGATATTAAAAAAATGCTACAACTATTAATTGCCAATAGAGGATAACGATGTCCACATTAACCTTAAGAAACGTCAAAGGTACACCACTTACAAATACTGAAGTAGACACCAACTTTAGTAATTTGAACTCTGACAAACTGGAGAAAGATGGCAGTAACTCCATGACTGGTAAACTGACAACAGTTACCAGCAGTGCTTCCACAGCTAGCGTCCGTGTTGTAGCTGGTAGTGCCGACCCAACATCACCTGTTTCAGGTGACTTCTGGAACAATGCCGGTGATTTCAAGTTCTACACAGGAGCTGCCACACGTGTTTTAACCACACTGGATGGTGCACAAACACTCACCAACAAGACTTTGGATGCTGCTATTGTCACCAACGGTTTGTTCTTTGAAGGTGCCACTGCGGATGCATTTGAAACCACATTGACTGTGGTGGATCCTACAGCAGATAGAGTGGTCACCATACCTGATGCTACCACAACCATGGTGGGCACTGACACTACACAAACATTGACCAATAAAACCATCAGCCTTGCCAGCAACACATTGACTGCCACATCAGCACAAATGCTTGCTGCTGTGTCTGATGAAACTGGTACAGGTTTGTTGGTGTTCAACAGTAGCCCAACCATCACCACACCCACCATTGCACAAGTGAATGCATCAGCAGATTTCACTCTGGATGCTGCTGCTGACATTGTTCTGGATGCTGATGGCGGTGACATCATTTTGCGAGACGGTGGCACAGAATTCGGTCGCTTCACACAATCTGGCGGTCAATTAGTTGTTGCCTCCAGCTCCAGCGCCACCACCGCCATCACCATGGCAGGAGCAGATGTTGCTATCACAGGTGATTTAACAGTCACAGGTAATGACATCAAGTCCTCAACAGGTGCCACTGCCATCACATTGAATGCCGCTGATGTGGAAGTGAAGGGTGATTTAACTGTGACAGGTAATGACATCAAGTCCTCAACAGGCGCAGTTGCCATTTCATTGAGTGGTAATGCTGTTACTATATCAGGTGACTTGACTGTGAACGGTACCACCACCACAGTGAACAGCACCACAGTTGATATTGATGATTTGAACTTGACTGTTGCCAAGGGCAACGCCACAAACGCAGGTGCAGATGGCGCAGGTCTAACTGTGGAAGCCACAACTGCAGGTAACAAAACTTGGACCTACAGCAACGGCACTAACTCTTGGAGCAGTTCAGAACACATCAACATCCCAACCGGTAAGAACTATCTCATCAACGGTTCACAAATTGCTGCTTCCAACTTGAGCAATGGCACCACTGGTTCAGGTTCTGTGGTGTTGGCAACCAGCCCAACCCTTGTGACACCTGCTCTAGGCACACCTAGCTCAGGCACATTGACCAATTGCACAGGTCTTCCAAACGGTGGCTTGGTGAACAGTGCAGTAACAGTCACAGCAGGTACTGGTATGTCAGGTGGCGGTTCAGTGTCACTTGGTGGTTCTGTGACATTGACCAACGCGGGTGTCACTAGCAATGTGGCAGGCACAGGTGTTTCAGTGTCCGGTGCCACAGGCGCCGTCACCATCAGCATTGGGCAAGCAGTAGGTACAGGCTCCAATGTACAATTCAACTCTTTGGGTGTGGGTACAGCAGGCTCAGGAACAGCAGGTGAAATCAGAGCCACCAATGAAATCACCGCTTTCTATTCAGATGCTCGTTTGAAGAACTTCCAAGGCACTATTGACAATGCCTTGGACAAGGTGGCATCATTGAATGGTTACTACTTCACAGAAAATGAAGTAGCCAAGTCACTAGGTTACAACAATGATGCAATGCAAGTTGGTTTAAGCGCACAAGAAGTACAAGCAGTTCTACCAGAAGTGGTGGCACCAGCACCCATTGATGAACAATATCTTACAGTGAAGTACGAGAAAATGGTTCCATTATTAGTGGAAGCCATCAAGGCCTTAAAGTTGGAACTTGATGAAGTAAAGAAGATTTGCAACTGCAATAAATAATTTAGGCCTTCAGGGAGTATACGATGGGAATAATTCCAAATACAGGTTCAGAGATATTGATGGGGCGTGTGCGTAATGCATACGGCCTGTCTGGTCAAGTTACATTACGTGGCAATTTAGGCGCACAAATTGGTATTACTGCTGGTCAGATTCGTTTGTCAACTGACTTTGGCGGCCGAACAACACCATTCACATACTGAGACTTGACAAAATTGTAGCACATATATAAATTTCTTTATACTATTTTTATGTGGAGTGAGCATCATGACAGACATTACATTGGACATATTGATTAACGCCATCAATGACCACCCATCGGAATACGAAGAACGTTATGTCCGATGGGTTTCCATTGGGTATGACAAAAAGAAACTGGCAGAACTTCTGTATGAATTGAAGTATCTGAAGGAAGAAGGTCAGTGGCCAGAAAGAATTGCTTTCTTGGAAGATGTGTTGGCACAACATGATTCAGAACATCTGTTGAATCTGTTGAACAATGACCCGCAGACCACTAGATTTGCCATGATTGAGAAATGGGCCCGCCAAGCTTCCATGGAAATTCTTATCTTTGACAAGTATAGTATTGAAACATTAAATACAGTCACGCAATTTCCGTTAGCCGATTATCAACTTTTTGTCAAACGAGTTCAAGAAATTACTACGATGATTCGTGAAATCACCAACCAAGCGTCAACATTGGCGTCTGGAGTGGCAGGTCTATGAAGAACATCTATGATTTAAGCATCTGGAAAACGCGTCCCACAAAACTTGCTATTCTGATTCCATGCAAAGAATCCATGTATAGTTTGTTTACTTCAGCTCTTGTAGAGTTGGTGAAGACCACTACCATGGCTGGTATTGATGTTCATGTTTTGTATGACCAAAGCACCATCTTGTTGGCTCAACGTGAACGTTTGGCAAACCAGGCTCTGCAAATAAACGCAGATTATTCCTTGTGGTTGGATTCTGACATGCTGTTTCCCAGCACCACCGCCATGAGATTGATGGGTCATAATGTTGATGTGGTGTGTTCCAACTATATGAAACGTTCAGTGCCTTTACAAACAGTGGCATATCCTGAACGAGGCGATTGGAACAACTGGTTGCCATTGGAAGGTGACCAGGAACTTCAGGAAGTGGAAGGTGTAGGTATGGGATGTATGATGATGAAAACAGAAATCTTGAAGAACATCGAACCCCCTTTCTTCAACTTTGAGTACTATGATGGAAACTGGCATGGAGAAGATTTCTATTTTCAAGAAAAACTCCGAAAAGCCGGATACAAAATTTGGATTGACATGAATTTAAGTTTCCAAGTGAAGCACGTAGGTCAATGGGCCTTTGGTGCCAACTTGGGTGTGAATGAAGAAAAACGTATTGATAATGAAGTGAAGAAAATCACCAAAATGAAAAAAGTGAGGAAGAATGCTGAATAATGAAACATGGTTGGCACATAGCGAGTTGTTCACACAGCATTGGGTTCTGGAAACTAAACACTGGGTTCGCAGTCTAGGATGGTTCACAGACTTCATTGACACAGTGAAAGATGCCAAAGGCTGGGCTCAAGCAGGTGACAAAGAACTGACTGCGTTTGATTACGTGGAAATCATTGATGCCAAAGGTTCTGAAAGAAAGTTGTATCGGTGCAACAATGGCACCACCTGGGAACACATTTCAGGACCGGTTATTTTTGTGGTTCGAAAAGATGAAGAACAGGTGTTCATTGCGGGTTGGGCTGGAGAACGCAAGGTGATTGAAAAGGCCAAAAAAACCAGCGATGATCCCTGGGAATGGCCAGACAAGATGATTATTGAAGTGGATCCCGTGGTGGCATTACACACTTTGAAGGTTCGTAGAACTGCCAAGAAGGATGCTGTGCCTGTGTTCTTTGCCAGTAACGGTGAGACCAATGCCGAGGAAAACTGGAATCATCTGGTGAAGATTTGTCCCAGAGCTGTCAGAATTGATGGTATAAATGGACGCAGAAAAATGTTTCATCGTTGTGTAGATTTAGCAGGTGACGCCACACAATTCTTTGTGGTGACAGGAAAAAACTTCATCACCGACCTCACAGTGTTTGATTATCCTGTGGAAACTATTACTAACGCACACATCATCTTTCATGCCAAGAACATGAGCAATCGTTTGGAATATGGTCATATGGGCGTGGTGTGTTACAATAGCAATCTGGTGTTGAACACTCCTGCCAGCTTCGGCTTAGATTTCACACAATACAGCAAGACCATCACAGTTCCCAGAACTGTTAGTGAAGCCATGTTTGCTACAACTCCTTACGAAGCCTGGAGAACAGCATTTCGTGAAGTTGTGAAACTGACTGTGAGCTATGGTGAAGATTCACATCTTTGGTTGGACCGTTGGTTAGCTTTTGCTGAAGGAGCCAACGCAGACTGGGTTCTGAAGGGTGCCAAAGAAGGAAACGCATACGCAGAACAGCACCGAGACAACAAGGAAGCCTTGAAAAACACTGTGGATTGGAATTGGTTGAAAAATTATTTCGAAGAAAATCACGGTTAACCACAGAACAATTATAAATAACTGTAGTAATCACCTATGACCGAGAATGTCCATGGCTACAGTTAATAACTTGGTGATTGACCAAGGAACAACATTTTCTTTGACAATCACCGTGGCTGATGTTAACGGCAACGAGATTGATTTAACTGGTTACACCCTCAGAGCGCAAATGCGGAAAAGTTATGGAGCCAACAGTTCCACATCATTCACCGTGACTTCTGAGACACCTGAAACAGGTGAGTTGGTGATGGAGTTGACAGACGCACAAACATCAGCTTTGAAAGCTGGCAGATATGTGTATGATGTGGAAATTGAGGCACCTGAAGGTGACGGTGGTACTGTCACCCGGGTACTGGAAGGCATTGTCACAGTAACACCTGAGGTGACACGATAATGCCATTGAAAGTAACAACCTCTACACAACCAAGCATCAACACCACAGTACGAAAAATCAGCATCCCTTCTGTGAATTTGGAACAATTGAAAAACGTGAATTCTACTGATTTGGAAGATGGTTACACATTGGTCTATGACGCTGATAATGAAGAATGGGTGGCACAAGCAGCAACCACAAACGTTGGTAACATAGACGGCGGAACATTCTAACCTAAGTAATCTAAATCCGGAGAAGTATTCATGACAGTAATTCAAATCAAAAGATCCACTGGAGCAACAGCTCCCACCACAGGTGACCTAGCAGAAGGTGAATTGGCATATGCTGAAGACCGTGCTGGCAATGGTGCCAACGGTATTTTGTACATTGAATCTAGAGCATCAGACGGTACCACAGCAGTCATTGACAAAATAGGTGGTAAGTACTACACCAACACTGTTGATGACTTCTTGACACCTGAAACTTCCACTGTGGGTGGCAAAGTCACCTTGTTTGAAGGCACCAACAACGGTGTAAACTTTGTACAATTGAAGGCAGCCAATACATTAGCTGCCGACTTGACATTTACACTACCTGCTGCTGATGGTAGCAACGGCAATGTTTTGGTCACTAACGGTTCAGGTGTATTGTCATTTTCAGCACCTGCCTCATCCTCGTTCACAATAGGTGGTGATACAGGATCTGACACCTTTAGCACAGGTCAAACATTGACATTCACTGGCGGTGAAGGTATTGATACTGCCATCACAGACAATGTTGTAACAATTGCAGCAGAAGAAGCCACTGACAGCAACAAGGGTGTGGCATCTTTCAATAGCACCAACTTTACGGTAACATCAGGTGCAGTTACCATCAACTCTGTGCAAGGTAGCAAGGTGGATGTCACAGGCACCACAGCATTAGCCACATTGGCTGATGATGATGCCTTCTTTGTGTATGATGATTCAGCTACTGCCAATCGCAAAATCACAGCAGAAAATGTAGCTGATTATGTGTATGCTGGTTTCTCAGGTGACATCACTGTAACAGAAGCAGGTGTGGTGGCAATTGCTGCTGATTCAGTGGCACTAGGCACAGACACCACCGGCAACTATGTTGCCACTGTGACAGGCACAGCCAATCAAATCTCAGTATCAGGTTCTGGTTCAGAAACTGCTGGTGTAACAGTTGCCTTGACCACAGACGTGGCATTAGTAGGTGACTTGACCGTTGGCGGTAATGATATCAAGATGTCAGGCGGAACCACAGCATTGACATTCTCAGGATCAGGCGATGTTGCTGTTGCAGGTGATTTAACGGTGACAGGTAATGACATCAAGGCATCAGGCGGTACAACTGCCTTGACACTATCAGGTGCTGATGTCACTGTTGTAGGTGATTTAACGGTAACAGGTAACGACATCAAGTCATCAGGCGGTACAACTGCCTTGACACTATCAGGTGCTGATGTCACTGTTGTAGGTGATTTAACGGTGACAGGTAACGACATCAAGTCATCAGGCGGAACCACAGCATTGACATTCTCAGGTGCTGATGTCACTGTGGCAGGTAACTTGACTGTGAATGGTGCTACCACCAT